GACCATCCGTTCCGAGCATACCTTCGGTAACATCATCCGTGGTCTGCAAGTCTACGGCTACAAAGTTGTGAAGCCTGAAGCCTTGGCTTTGGGCATCATCACTCTGGCGTAAATGACGGGGGGCTTCGGCCCCCCTTCTCCAAGGGGATACTATGTCTAGTGGCGTAATCAAGGCAGTTCAACTCACCGCTTCCGGTTTGGTAGTGGGTAAACGCGCCCTATTCAAACAAGTCTTGATCTTCTCCTCGGCAGCGTCAGACCAGATCATTGAGTTCTATGATCGAACAACTGCTCCGTCAAACGGTGACCCACACTACCACTTTGACACGTACGGTAAAGGCGTGTTTAATGTGCCGATGCCCAATCCCGGCGTTTTGTTCGATGATGGAATTTACGTTGTGATGCCAGTATCTGGCGTTACAGTCACTGTGTTCTACGAAGAAGTTTAAGGAGAAAACCATGCCCGAGTTCAACTCTTTGCGCGACGTAGCTGCATCAAACATGCAGCGTGATGTTCGCCAGAACGCCCCGCAACAACAGCAGGGTATGTTCCAAACTCTCCAGCAGTTGCCGCAGAAAGTCATGCAGCCGACTGTGCAAGACGCTGGCCTTGGCAGTAATGCTGCGCCCACCAAGCCGTTTGATCTGGTCTCGACCAACATGAACTTCAGTGTGACCGCTCCACTGCAATCTGCACCAGTGCGCCAGACTGTAGACCGCACCAACCGCCTTGATACCGGGTACAAGGATGGCGGCAAAGTAAAGAAGTGCTAAGGAGGCGGTATGGATAAGCGAGACTGGCGAGACCCCAACCGAGACTACTTCAACCCCAATGACCGAGCCGGGTTCACTGGTTCGGGTTGGGGGGTAGGTACGCCCATTCTTGCCCCGCAGATTCTTCAGGCTCCATCTTCTACTGCCCCTGTTGCTGATGCTGGCCCGTTGAATAGTACTGAAGCATTTCGCCGTGGAGCAAAAGAGAATCCGTTTACGCCTGTGTTTGCTGCCCCCAAGAAAGGTGCTACTGCTCCGGGGACATCGACGATTAAAGAGAATCCGCTGACACCAGTGATCTCTATACCGGCTAAAAAAGTTGCCGCGCAAGCGGTGAATCCGCTGACCCCTACCTTCAAGGATGGTGGTCTTGTTCAAGGTGTTAAGCACTACGGTAAGAAGTGCTGATAGGAGAGATTGATGAGTTCAGAGAAAAAATATCTGCGTGGCCCGGACGGTTTCATCTATGACTGGAACGCGCATCTCGCTCGTGAAGTAGGTATGGAAGTTGTCACTGAGGAAGAAGCATTCCCAGAGAACTTCATACCGAAAAGTCAGAAAGGTCGCAAGTCGAAAGTGGACGTAGGTGATCTGACGGTTGAAGAACCTCCGACTACCAACGATGAATTGAACCAAGAGGCTTCTCGGGGTCTGTAATGAAACTCGTCAATGTCATAGCTGATGTTCGTCTGATGTTGCAGGATACGAGCACTGACTCGGCCCTGCAACGCTTTGACGATTCAACGCTTCTGAAGTTTGCAAACCAAGCCCTGAAGCGTATGGCAGTCATTCGTCCGGACTTGTTCTCCTATATCGGGGAGATTCCGTGCACGGCTGAGGCTGTCATTCAGTCTATGCCAACTGACTCCATCCGAGTGATGGAAATCTTCCAAGTGAAGAACGGCCCCAGTGTTCGGGAGACGAACCGCGAGACAATCGACCAGACTCATCCTCTCTGGGCAAGTGATCCAGCAGGTGAGGCGATCAACTGGATGCGCCACGTTCGTAACCCGAACAAGTTTTTCCTCTACCCCAAAGCACCCAGTGGTCAGGTTCTGATCGGTGAATACGCCCAGACTCCACCTGACTACACTGCTGAACAAGAAGTCGCATTGCTCCCCGATGTCTACTATCCAGTAGTCGTTGACGGGACTATCTTCTTGGCCGAATCTATCGACAATGAACATGTGAACTCCAACCGAGCCGCGATGTTCATGCAGTCATTCAATCAGGCATTGACTACCTCGTTCCAGTCACGCACCGTGACTGACGTTGAGTCGGCTGGCCTAACAAGTAAAGAGGTGGCCTGATGCCCGTACGCAAGTTCGTATCGATGGAATCAAAGTTGGCCCCGAGTGTTCCGGGCTGTCCTCGCCCTACGCTCGAACAGTATGTCCGTGACGCAGCGATTGAGGTCTGCGAGAAAACCTTGGTGTGGCGATACGAGCAGCCGCTTATCCGTCTGACCCCCGGCGTGTATGACTATGAGTACGAGACTCCTGAGGACACGGAGATCGTTGCGGTCATCTACGCTGCGATCAATGGCGCACCAATCGATCCAATCACGCAGGAAAAGCTGCACATGCTGTTCCCTGATTGGCCATCACCTGATGCAAGCAAACGTGCTGACCCACGATATGTGTCTCAGTTCGATCCAGACAACTTTGTTGTAGCCCCTGTGCCGGGTTCAGATAAGCCGTACGACATGAAGATGTTCGTGGCGCTGAAACCAACGCCTACTGCTACCGGCATGGACAAGACTGCGTTCGATGAGTGTGAACAGCTAATCATGCACGGTGCGTTACAGCATCTGCTGATCCTCCCGAACAAGTCTTGGACTGATCGGGAACTCGCCGGGTATCATGCAAAACAATTCGCGTACAAGACTGCATCACGCAGAGCAAAGGCCAACCTTGGTGTTGCCCGTGCCTCGATGACAGTGCAGATGCGCCCACTCGCATAGGTGAAGTATGTCAGACATTATTCGATTAGTTCAGGGCGATACAAAACCAGACATCATGCTGGAGTTGATCGATGAAGATACCGGACTGGCGCTTGATCTGTCTCCGGCTACTACATCTGTGAGTGTGAAGTTCCGAGCCGCTGGAAGCAGCGATACACCTGCAATCATCTCCTGCACCAAGGTCGATGCTTCCAACGGTAAGGTTCAGTTCAACTTCTCCGGCGGCATTCTGAATGTTCCTGCCGGGTCGTACGAAGGCGAGATCGAAGTAAGCTATGACGGGCTGACACAGACTGTGTTCGATGTCATGCGCTTCAGGGTTCGTGAGGAGTTCTGATGAAGGTTATTCGCGCCCGAGTGACGATAGTTTCCGCAGCCCTCGTTGTAGTGGCTACGGTTTCCTACATCCATATCGCCGCGAAAGTAACGATGCCTTCTGTGGTGGCCAAGGCCACGATGAAGCCAAAGCTAGGGTATCGATTTGTTGATCCCCTGACGAGCCAAGACAGCTTTGGGATGACGGACGATAAGTCGTTCAACATGACGAAGATTCGTTCTGATGTAGTTGCGACTTCTGATCGGATCGACTACAAGAACATGACCAAAGTGCTGGCAGATGGTTTTGCCATGCACGACGATATTCGCTCGGTCAATGTCAAACCAGTAGACTTAAACACATCGACTGGCGATGTTGATCCTGATCCGGTCGTGATGCTGGAGATTGTGGAGTTGCATCTATCCCGCCCGGACATTACTGATGCAGTGAGTGTCACAGACACGAAGGCATTCAGCGCAGTTGTACCCCGCACTGACTCTGTGGCCATGGCTGATACGGATGCTAAAACGATTGTCAAGGTGTTGGCTGACTCGATCACTCTGTCTGATTCGGTATCGACACTAAACGTGCCGACACGTTTTTTCCAAGACAATCCGGCGATGACTGATATAGCCACGTTGTACGTGCAGGAGGGAACGTATCATGCGTTCAATGAGTACGCCTTCAACAAGGCAAACATTAACTGAGGAGTAAGGTATGTTCCAAGAGAATTTCAAACTTACGGGCAAATTGCAAATTGTCCTGACTGACGAGAACGGTGCAGTCAAAGAGGAACGCAAGGTAGATAACCTTGTTGTTCAGGCTGGCCTGAACTTCATTGCGTCGCGCATGAAGGATGCCACTGCCAACGTCATGTCGCACATGTCTGTTGGTACTACATCCACCACCCCAACACTGAGTGATACCGCGCTTGGCTCCGAGGTATCTGGTAGCCGTGTCGCGTTGACCAGTACCGTTGTCAGTGGCTCCAACGTAACCTACACCGCGACGTTCAATCCCGGCGTTGGTACTGGTGCACTGGTTGAAGCAGGTATCTTCAATGCTGCATCAAGCGGTACGATGCTTTGCCGCACGACGTTCGCTGTGATTAACAAGAACGCCGCTGATACGTTGACCATTTCGTGGACTGTCACTGCTAGTTAATCATGACCGCGCTAATCAAGAATAACGCCATCGGGGTTCTGTCGGCAGGTATATCCAGTGCCGCGACCTCGCTCACCCTCAACAGTGGGCAAGGGGCGTTATTCCCTAGCCCAACAGGATCGCAGTATTTCTTTGCGACGCTGATTAGCGCGACCACGACTGAGATCGTGAAATGCACGGCTCGGTCTGGTGACACGTTTACGATTGTTCGAGCACAGGATAACAGCACTGCGGCAGCATTCTCTGCTGGTGATCGTCTTGAAATTCGCCCCATTGCTGCGTTGTTCGATGAGAAGTTGGATCAGTCAGCCAACTATGCAATGAAGTCCACTCGGAACATGGCTTCCGGGTTGTCTACGTTCAGTGTGAGTAAGACTCTGCTCGGTAACTACCATGTGAACAATGGCAGTGGCACTGGTGCAACCGACCAGTATCAGGGAGGTATCACGTTCCAAGGTCAGACTGCTGATGAGGCGCAAGCAGGTCTCTATGTACTCAACAACGTCTCTGGTGGCACATCGATGGCCTTGGCCACGACAGATAACCAGACTACCGGCCCACAGATTGCGCTGACGATCAGTGCCGCAGGTGCGTTGAATGCGCCCCGCTCATCGTTCACTGCTGCTGGTAACGTCACTGCGTATTCCGACGAACGCTTCAAAGAAAATTGGAGACCGCTCGACAAGGACTTCCTCGAACGCTTCGCCGGTATCAAGTACGGTGTGTACGACCGTATAGACATTGTGGCAACACAGGTCGGTGTATCGGCGCAAGCATTGCAGCGTGTGCTGCCCGAGGCTGTGATGACTGATGAGGAAGGTCGGCTGTCTGTTGCGTACGGCAATGCTGCATTGGTAGCAGTCATTAAGCTGGCGCAGCGAGTCCTTGATCTAGAAGCACAGATCGATGCGATCAAGCGAGGCACGTAATGACGATAGCCTCGTCCGGGCCACTCACGCTACAGGACATCGCCAACGAGTTTGGTGGGTCTACTCCGCATTCGCTTGATGAATACTATCGCGGCGGTGCAAACGTACCTGCACATGTAAATACTGTCGGCATCCCTGCCAGCGGTGCAATCTCGATTGGTGACTTCTACGGTAAAGCCAAACGAGTTGTGATCGCGCTGACCATTAGTGCGGATACCGCCAACTACGATCTCTACGCCAACCGTGGTGCAAATTACGCAGCCGGGTATACCGACATTACGCTGACTATCAACTCTGGCGTTACTGTCAGTAGTGCGAGTACAGCATCCTATGCACTATCGGTCAACGGATTTACTTCTGGCGATACAGTAAGCATCATCAATAACGGTACTGTTGTTGGTGCAGGTGGTGCAGGTGGTCGTGGGGCGAACTCATCTTCGGCTCCGGCTAATGCTGTAGCAGGTAGCGCCGCTGGCCCTGCGCTGTATCTGAACTACGCTTCAAGCATCACCAATAACGGCACGATTGCTGCTGGCGGCGGTGGCGGTGGCGGCGGTTCTGGCCGCTCATACGCATCTGGCAAGACCACTCTATACCAAGGTGGCGGTGGCGGTGGCGGTGGCGCGGGGGTTGCTATTAGCGCAGCCGGGGCTGGTGGTACAGGCTCTAGTGGGGCTTCGTATAACGGCAATGCTGGTTCACCGGGTACAGCTACTGCTGGCGGCGCTGGCGGCGCGGCAAAAAACAGTGCGGGTGCAGGTGGTGCAGGTGGTGCTCGCGGAGCAGTGGGTGCAAGCGGCACAACTGGATCGACTACCATTCGAGGAACGGCAGCGGGTGGCGGTGCTACCAGTAACTACATCACAGGTAACTCATTTGCTACATGGGTTGCCACGGGGACACTGCTTGGCAATGTGGCGTAAGGAGAGAGCATGAATACGATAAAAATGAAGGTTGTTGGTTACGACGAGGCGAGTCATTCACTCCTTGTGGCCTTTGCATCTGACACAACTAGGCACAGTGATCCAGCCCGGTACACTGCTTACGCATATCAGCCAATCAACATGTGGCCGGGTGTGAGTGATGTCGAAGAAATCAAGAAGCGTATTGCCCAAGCTGGTATCTACCTCGCGCAGCAGCAAGCAGAACAGGAAGCATTCGTTGCAGACCAAGCACGAGTAGATGCGCTACGCAATCTTGTTGGCAGCACGTTTGAATACCCCCTCGATGACCTTACTGTTGTTGATCCTCAGCAGGATGTAGTGTTTATCGATGGTACGGTATCAGATGAACCAGAGGTAATTTGATATGGAAATGCGTCCCTATAGAGCGTTTGGTTTGGTATTCATCGTCAACACTCGCCAAGCTGGTGAGCGGTATAGGGTCGTGATTAAAAATCCAGACTGCACAATCTTTTGTGCAGAGGGATTCGAGACATGTGTGAATCGTGACACCGGTGAGGCAATGCCGGACTATGAAGCTGGTTGGTTTCATTCGCCTGAGCAGAACTATGTGAAGGGGGATTTTGACCTGACTGTACTCCAGCCATCGCTGGTGTATTGCTACGACCCAAAACTCAACAACGGCAAGCAGCAGAAGTTCCGGCCTTTGGATATTGACAGCGGCACACAAACACTTCTCCTAAAGGGCACACGCCTCTTGCTGTGCTCCGGAGAGATGGAGATTGATGGTAGAAAATTCACTGCCCCAACCCGTATCAGCGTGGAGTCCGGTGATAAACTGGCCACATCAACAACACGTTCTTTAGGGTTGGTTCTCCTATGAAGTACGCAACAAAACTCCCTATCAAGCCCGAACTACCGTACCTGCATAAGGCTACTGTCGTGTTGGGTCGTCATGGCATTGGACTCAATGATTTTGCTGGTCGCGTGATTCGCAAATACCTGCCGAGAAAGCAGATAGAGATCGTCAAGGACGCACTCCCTGAGGGTATTAAACCGTTTGTGCTTGGTGTTAACTTCACTGAGGTACGACTACTTGCCGCGCACGTTCATGTGGTGGAGCGTTCAGTCATTAACTTCTACCAGCAGACAAACGGCGAGATCACGAAGTTCTATGAGGGCGAAGTTACTCCCGACGATCAGTGGTCAACTGATAACGGTAATGGCTACCTCAACGTGGATATGGATCGATTGAAGGAAGCTGAAGCGTTCATAGCCCAAGACCAAGATGTGTGGCTACTGGATGCGTTGCAGCCCCACTCTGTGGAGATCATTGGCGATACCCGCGAAGGTATGATGAAGTTCGACTTACCCAACGGGAACAAACGCACCATGGTGCAGGTGTACCTCGATCTCCCGTACGAAGATGCAGTGAAGCATTTCGAGGATATGCTCTATGCAGCATAAAAAGATTTTCACTCGTGAAGATATTCCTATCGCTGATGAACTGATGGCGCTGCGAGAGGATTTGACTCGTGAGTTCCTCGCGTACAACCAAGATTTTCTTGAGGGTGAATTCAAAAAGGGTGTGGTTACCAACCCTATCTATAGTGTCGGTGGAGTCATCAGCAATCCCGCCGCATGGAAGATGTTATGGATCAAGTACGTATTCGCGCATGTGAAGAACATACTTGAAATTCCAGCACGACCTTCATTCCCCACGGCCATAGCTCTCACAAACAAGTATGGGGGAGATTGCCCCATTAGTAGTTACAGCATCCTCGAAGCAAACTCAATCATCCACCGGCACACAGGCCCTGAGAATCGTGATGGGAATTTTGTGCGGATACATATTCCGCTGATCGTCCCCGAAGGAGACATCTTCTTCGAGGTGGGTGGAGAGGTCATCCGATGGGATGATATTTTTGCGTTCGACAACCAGACCACGCATAGCGCCTACAACTATTCACCGAAGCGCCGCTTGGTGTACCTGATTGACATTCGACGCAGCCGCCTTGGAATGCCCAAGGGACGGGCGTTTGATCCTGTTCGGGATGAGCAGGCATACCCCCCGTTTGACCCAGAACCTTACAGGACACACCGTGGAAACTAGACTCCGAACCCTTGCCCGGATGGTCACCTACCGCCTCACGGCGTGGGCATTCACCATCCTGTGGACATATCTGCTGGTAGACGATCTTATCCAAAGCACATGGTTTGCCACAATACTTCACTTTTTACTAAGTATTGATTACTATATACACGAGAGAATTTGGCTTCGGATTAAGTGGGGAAGGGTGTAAACTATGCTACCATTCATGAACTTGTTCTTGTAGGAAGAACGCGATGGGATACGCACTTGTACGGAACAATGCCAACAGCACGATAGCCGCAGCGATTGGGACAACTGATGTCTCGATTCAGCTTGCTGCTGGCACTGGTGCGCGGTTCCCGACTATCGCAAGCGGCAGCGGTAACTACTACTTCCTCACCCTCCTCGATACCTCTAACAACATTGAAGTTGTGAAGGTCATCGGTACAGCTTCTGACATCCTCACTGTAGTACGTGGCCAAGACAATACCACAGCACGTAGCTATGCGGTGGGTAGTCGTGCAGAGTTGCGCCCAACAGCAGCTTTATTCAATGACAAGATGCCTGTTGGCGGTGGTGTGTTCACTGGCCCGATTGAAGTTCCAGCCAGCGCCTCAGGTAACCAAGTCCCACGAGTCAGCGAAGTAGTCAAGAAGGCCGGTGATTCCATGGGTGGCCCACTTACGCTACCCGAACTGCGCGGTTCCTCCAACGAAATTCTGATCCCCACTGGCCATCGAATCAAGGCCGAGACTGGTGGCTTGATAGCCCCCGGCATGATTATCCAGACGGTACATAAGAAGGTAGACACTGTTGTCACCTATGTCTCGTCAGCAAACACCCCAGTTGAAGTCGCGGCGATGACGTTCTCGATCACGCCGAAATACGCCAATAGCAAAATCCTCCTTACATACGACATTACCTTTGAGGCATCCTCGGGGTCACAGTTTGTCTGGAGACTTACACGTAACGGTAGCCAGATCGGGCAGAACGCATTCGTTCCTGCTGCTGGATGGGTAGGTTGGAAGGTAGCTGTCTATGACCCAGATGATGCGTCTACACCGAATAGTCAGTTAATGACGTACCTCGACGAGCCAGCAAGTACATCTGCTGTAGAGTACAAACTTCAAGTCTTTGGCTCGAATACCAACGCAGTTACCTTCCGATTGAACCGTGCGTACAACGGCGCTGATGTTGGCCAAGCTAACTATGAGATCGGCACAAGTTCGATCATGATTCAGGAGATCGCCCAATGAGAATGTTTGACTACACTCATGCGATTAACTCGCTGCGTCCCAACGCTACTTGGTCGATTATTGGCAGCGATTATGAGTCTATCAACTGGATGGACACGCAGCAATCCAAGCCTACTGAAGCTGAGATTCAAGCTGAGGTAGCACGACTCCAAGCAGAGTACGATGCAAAACAATACCAGCGTCAACGTGCACTGGAATATCCACCGATCACTGATTACCTTGACGCTGTAGTCAAAGGCGATCAGGCACAGATCGATAAATACATTGCCGACTGCCAAGCAGTCAAGGCTAAGTATCCGAAGGCGGGGTAAGGTATGGGAGTTCAGTTCGCAAACAACGCCTACAGTACGCTTGCCAGTTCGATTGGTTCGTCGAACACAACCCTCAGTACTGCTGTTGGTGAAGGCCCACGATTTCCCTCAGCCTCTATAGCTGCGGGTACGTACTTCTACCTCACACTCGTTAATACCTCAAACCAATACGAGATCGTCAAAGTAACCAACCGTAGTGGCGATACGCTGACCATTGTTCGCGGCCAAGACGGTACGACCGCTCGTGCGTTTAACACTGGTGATCGCCTTGAGTTGCGTCCTACGGCTGCTGGACTTGGGGCGCTTCCTAACCGTAAGTTGGTGACTGAGGACTATGACGATGATTCAGTAACCCCTGCAAAGCTGACTGCTGTCGGTATCCCTGCTGGCACGTATGGCGGTAACGGCCTTACCCCTCGGCTCACAGTTAACAGCAAAGGGCAAGTCACCGGGATAGTTGAGGACACCGCAGTAGTCGATCAGCAGATTTTCAACGGAACTGCCGGTGGTACAGCCCCTACTGCGTTTACTTGGAACAAACCGAACAAAGGCACATACGTTCGCATCCAGATGTGGGGTGGTGGTGCTGGTGGCTCACGACAAGCTGCGAATGGCACACATGCTCATGGTGGTGGCGGTGGCGGTTACCTAGAGAAAACCATGCTACTCAGTGAACTGAGTAGCGCATCATACTCGGGTACTGTTGCTCATGGCGGTATTGGTAAAACTGCTGCAAACGGTGATGGTACATCGGGTGGGGCAACAACCTTCATGGGTGTGTCCGTTGGCGGCGGTGAAGCTCGACTCGCGTACCAGCAAGGTACAAACTTTGGTGCTGGGGATGTTGGTTACTACGCGCTCGGTGGTGCACCGTTTACTACAACTCCCGGTGGTCAGATGGATGGGTTTACTAACCCGTGGATTTCTACTGCTCCTAACTGGAGAGCGTACATGTTCCAAACCGCAGCGTTCAGTGGCGGCGCGGGGGCGCGTAAGGATTCAACAAAGTATCAGATGGTAGGTGGGTACGCCGTTGCTGATGGTAAAGGCCAGAACTCTATCCACGGTGGCGGTGGCGGTGGCGGTAAACCAGTCGCAGCAGGTGCAGCCAGCCTTGGCGGTGAGTCCATGCACGGTGGTGCTGGCGGCGCGTCTAGTGCGTTTGACAGCGGTAATGGTGCGAATGGTGCTGCTCCCGGTGGTGGTGGCGGTGCAGGTTTCAATGCTGGCGGCGATGGTGCTGGTGGGCGCGTTGTGGTCACGGTATGGTAAGAGGATTAGATATGGCGACAAACCACGAATTGGAAGTTCAACTCGTTTCCCATGAAGCTGTATGCGCCGAGCGTTACAGCACATTCATAACCCGAATTGATCGGCTCGAAAAGCTGTTCATAAAAGCGGCTGGTGTACTTATCGTTGGTATGGCTGGCCTCATCATCACCATCATCCTGAAAGGACAATGACATGGCAACGAAGAAAATCTCTGAGTACGGCGGCAAAGAACAATATGCCTCCAAGGGTGCAATGAAGAAGCACGAGAAGGTCGAAGGCCCAAAGAAAGAAAAGATGGAGAAGGCTGGTAAGGGCTACAAGATGGGTGGCAAAGTCAAAAAGTGCTAAGGAGTAGACCATGATTCCAATCGTTGGCGCGTTACTGAGCACCCTTGCAGAGAGCGGCCTTGGGCTTTTGTCCAGCGCCATTCAAGCTAAGGGTAAAGAGGTAGTTGAGAACACTCTCGGTGTGAAGATTCCTGATAATCCCACGCCTGAGGATGTGGCAAAGCTACGCCAGCTTCAGTACGACCACGAGGAGAAACTCCTCGAACTTGGCATTGAGAAAGCCAAGATGGAATTGGAAGAACTCAAGGTCATGGTCGATCTACAGAAGAACGAAGCTGACAATGTGACCAAGCGATGGGAGTCGGACAATACCTCGGACTCATGGCTCAACAAGAACATCCGTCCAGCAACCCTGATTTACATCCTGTCGGCGTTCTTGTTCTTTGCGCTGATGTCGGCCTTTGGATATAACGCCAATGAGTCCTATGTAACGCTGCTTGGTAACTGGGGGCAGATCGTTATGCTGGCGTACTTTGGCGGCAAGACAGTTGAGAACGTCATGTCGATCCGTAGCAAAGGAGGTGACAAGTGAGCCTCGTAAACGAACAAGCGGCATTCCTCCTTGATGTCTGCAAGTTGATCCAACACGCCACTGACCGTGGTTTCACCGTGACTGGTGGCGAGTTGGCGCGTACTCCAGAGCAACAGGCGATCTACTTCAAGACTGGTCGCTCCAAGACCATGCAGTCGAATCACTTGAAGCGGTGCGCTGTTGATCTGAATTTCTTTCTTGACGGGAAGATCGTGTGGGACAAGACTACTCTGTCCCCACTTGGCTCCTACTGGGAAAGCCTGCATACTAAGAATCGTTGGGGCGGCAACTTCAAGAATCTGGTGGATTGCCCCCACTTTGAACGGAATGTCTAAAAATGCCTGCAATCAAACTTAGCAAATTTTTGGGGGAAGCCCCGAAGATCAGCCCGGAGTTGCTGCCGGATGCTGCTGCCCAGATCACGGCAAATGCTAAGTTGTATTCCGGGGATTTGATCCCTTACCGTATCCCCAAAGTTGTTGGTAACGTCCAGCGCAACGGCGAGATTCAGGCGATCTACCCGATGCGTAATCCTGCTGACCCCACTGACCTGAAGTGGCTGTCATGGCTCTCTGATGTGAACGTAGCTATCACCACATCGCTGGCCGACGAGGAACAGCGCATTTATTACTCCGGTGATGGTGTACCTAAGGTGACCAACTATGAGTTGGCTATCCAAGGTGCTGGCCCGTATCCGGCTGCGTACTACGATCTTGGTCTGCCACTGCCGACTACTCGTCCAGTCGCTTCGTCTACGTCGTTCGTCAACAAGACCACAGCTTCATACTCCCGCGACTCCGGCAACATCGCCACGATCACGACTACCACTGCTCATGGCCTCAAGACTGGCCAGACAGTGACGGTGTCCGGCTTTACGAGTACTGACGGTAAGACGTTCAATATTACCAATACACGTATCACAGTCATCAGCACCACAGCGTTCACGTTCTACAGCGGCGGTTCTGCGATTGCCACTACCTCTGATACCACTGGTACGGTTGCGCTGGCTGGTACGACGGTCACTCGGAACTATGTGTTTACATGGATGACTCCATGGGGCGAAGAATCTGTCGCATCCGAACCTTCTGACACTTTGTATGTGAAGGAAGGACAACTTGTGACGGTAAGTAATTTACCTACGGCCAAGCCAAGTGGGAATAACTTCATCAGTGGAATCCGTCTGTACCGTACTGTGTCCTCCTCCAGTGGCACGGATTACTTCCGTCTCCGTACGATTTGGTTCCCGGTATCTGCGGTATCCGCATCTCGGGCGAGCAACACTGTCACGCTCAAGGTATCGACACATCACAATCTGTTGGTCGGGGACAAGATCAAGGTGACAGGTATCGCATTCGGCGGTACACCAGATACGACGTTCAACATCACCGATGGTGTAGTGGCTTCGGTCATCGACGATACGACGTTCACCTATATCAAAAACGGTACTGATAAGGCTACGACTGCTTGTACCGCTGGTACTCTGTACTGGGATATTTCTGAGCCTGAGACCTCTACATCTCGGTATTACGAGTCCAGCACGTTTACTGATGACTTCGATGTTAATGGCATCTCGCAGATTCTGGAGACATCTGATTACGATCCACCAGACCCTGACATGAAGGGTCTGATTACGGCACAGAACAACATCCTCGTTGGCTTTAAGGACAACGAACTCTGCTTCTCTGAGCCGGGCAAACCGTGGGCGTGGCCTATCAAGTACCGCTTGGTGTTTGACTCCCCTATCGTGGGGATTGCGCCTATCTCTGGCTCGATCATGGTCTTGACCACCAGTTACCCATATCTGGTCAGCGGCAGTAATCCTGCAAACATGGCTTCAGCCCGTGTCGATGCGCCGTATCCCTGCACTTCCAAGCGCGGTATCGTCAACGTCGGCTACGGCGTAGTGTTCCCAACCTATGGTGGCTTGGGTGTGTACAGCCCCTCCTCTGGTATTGATCTGGTCACGAAACTGGTGCATGACTGGGAGACTTGGGATACTGCTCTTGATCCTTCGACACTGACCGCAGCGTTCTATGCCGGTAAGTACTTTGCTTCTCATGCGGCAGGTGCGTTCATCTTCGAGCGTGATGACCGTGTAGGCGGGTTCTTTGTGTCTGTGCCGACAAAGTTTACGGCGGGGTACTACGACTCCAAGACCAACCGCTTCTACTACATCTCTGACGCATCGGGTAGCTTGTCCGAGTGGGATGCTGCTGGCCAGCCGCTGCAACCACTGGAGTGGAAGTCCAAAGTCATCGTGACCAAGGAGTTCATGAACCTCGGTGCTGCCCGTGTGATTGCTGATTACGCCGCGCCAAGTGACGAGACTGAAGCGATTATCGCGTACAACCTGACAGTCCCACCTTACAACGTGACCATGTGGGCAGCGCATCAGCAGTTGGGTACAGTCAATGGCCCCCCTGATTCATTGGGTGGACTTAATGAAATGCTAATCAATGGCGATCCGTTTACTCGCTATCTCAAGCCGATCACTGGGGAATACCCTGTAACCTTCCGGCTCTGGGCAAATAAGCAACTGGTCTGTGACGTTACAGTCAGCAGTTCTGAAGTATTCAGGTTACCTACGGGGTATCGGACAGATACTTTCGAGGTGGCAGTGGCTGGCTCGGCCCGGATTCGGGCTATCCACATTGGCGAAACCCCATTCGGATTGAGAACAGCATGAGTTTTGCAGCACTTCCTCCAGTCCCTCAGGCGGGTATCCCCGAGTGGCAGTTCCAATTCCTGAACGCTGTGCGCCAGAATGTCGAGGAGTTGACCGGCCAGCGTGGGCGAACCGGCTTTCATGCGGTTATCGGGGGTCAGGTTACTGTGCTTCCCCTTGATGAATTGGCTATGCGGCAGGTGACAGCCCAAGGACAAGGCTTTACAATTAGCGGCAGTAATGTTGCCGGGTTGGATGACCACGTAAAGCTGATTGTCGATGTTCAGAATCTTATCAACGATGTCCAGAATCTACGGTTGGTTCTGAATACATTGATACAACAGCTTCAAGCGTAAGGAGAACGAGATGAGAAACTACGATGCAATGCCCCAGTTCAGCCCCGGCTCTGGTATGCGCTCTCCGGGGTTTGCTTCGGGTGCTACGCCGACCACAAGCACTGCGCTTCCTGCGGCACTGGCGAACCTGCTTCCACAAGGTGGTGGTCAACAAGGCGGCAGTGGCATCAACATGCAAGCCCTTCAGATGCCTCCTACAGGCACTGTGGCATCGAACCCCAACTACCCAGTACTCGACTTCCGTATGCAGCCAACCTATGCTGACGGTGGCCCTGTGCCGCCTGACATGGGGATGATGCAGCCGGGTCAAATGCCGATGAATCCACAAGGTGGCATGATGCCTCAGGGTGGTATGCCGATGGGTGCACAGGACATGCAAGGCGAGATTCAGCGCATCGCGCAGTCCAACCCACAAGTGATTCAGCATATCCAGCAAGCGATCATGCAAGCGATCCAGTCAGGCCAACTGACCATGGAGCAACTGAACACTGCGATCCAGTTGGCGACCGCCGCCGCGCAAAACCCAGAACTGTATCCTCGCTTGCGCCAGTTGGCCATTCAGCGTGGTCTGGCCACAGAGCAAGACCTGCCACAGCAGTACGATCAAGGCATCGTGTTTGCGCTGATTCTTGCTGGTGCAGCAGTACAGCAGCAGATGGGCAGTCAAGCACCACAGAAAGGCCCGACTCAAACCCTCGCCTCTGGTGGCCGTGTCCATGGCTACATGCCGCAGACTGCCAGCCCAACTGGTGACAATACTGGCCGTGCCGATGACATCAGCATTCGTGTCTCCGGTGGTGAGTACGTGATCCCCAAGCATGTGGTTGAGGCCAAGGGCACAGAGTTCTTCGATAAGATGCTGGAGTCCTACAGCGGCGGTAAAAAATCGTGATCGACCAAACGCAAGCATCCCCACTATACGCACCGCTCGGTGAGTTTGAACCACTATTCCTTGCTAATGCGGGGATGGTGGAACAGTACTGGGAACTTGCGTTACCGTTGCTCTCCCGTGTAGTCAAAGAAGCGATGCACGGTGAGTTCACGATGGATGACCTCAAAGCCCTTGCCCTCTGCGGCAAGGCATATATTTTTGTGTTGACGAACGACAAGACAGGTACGAATCCTGATCGTGAAGTTCGCTTGGCACTGGCGGTAGAGATCGTTCGCTACCCAAGATTACCTGCACTCAACATCCTTGCACTAGGCGGCACTGACTTGAGCCTGTTCCACCGTAAGTTCTGGAAACAGTTTACGGGGTGGGCATACATGAACGGTGTACGTGCGATTGAAGGTTGGGTAAGTCCTGCGATGCAACGCATCGTTTCTCGCTTTGGATTCAAACAAGTTTATTCGCACATGCGACTCGAATTAACGGAGGCTGAAAATGGCTAGGCAAATTTCTTTCGACGGGATCGACTACGTTCGTCCGACGCTGTTCAACGGCCCCGCGCTTGACTTCAATGGAACCCCGTCGTTCCGACTGAACCCCATCATGGATGGCATACGCCAAGAGACTGAACTCAAAGGCGGCGGTGGCCTAGGCGCTGTCCTCGGTGCAGTTGTTGCGATTGCAGTCCCGTTTGTAGCCCCGTTTGTAGCTGAGTCGCTATTTGCTACCAGCGCGATGTCGGCGTTCGCGGCGACTGCAACTACGGCCGCAACTGGTGCTGTCCTCGGCGGTCTTGGCGCTGCTGCTACGGGTGGCGACTGGCGTATGGGCGCACTGACTGGCGGTATCGGATCAGGTGCGATGCAGTACTTCAACCCGACCGCTGGCCAAGGTGGTGTTGGTGGACTCTGGGATAAGATGACCGGGCAACCTGCTGTCTCACTCAATGGTTCCTCATCTGGGGTATCTTCACCAGTACCACAGGGTGAGTTCTATGCAAATAATCCAGTTGCGCCGGTAGACCCCACCACTGGTCAGGCCATTATGCCGGGTGCAGAAGTTGGCGCGGGTAACGTCAGTACGCTCACCTCTGGCGGTAGTGCGTCCAGCAATCTGGGCAATACACTGTCAGCGGGGCCGAGTGATTTCTCCATGGCCTCTACCGCTGGTGGTGATCCAACAGGCTACCTCGATATGAACGGTAAGTATGTCCAGTTTGGTGGCGCAGGTGGCCCCTCAAGTGTTGACTACAGCCTTACCGGTGGTACACAACCCGGCCTGAGAATGCCCGGTAGTTACACAGGCCCGACTCTGAGCGCAAATGCACCGGGTTCGTCCTCGTTCCTTGGTATGAATGTCTCCCCGCAGATGGCTTCGCGCTTGACTGATGCGTCGATCATCGCAGGTACAAATCTGGCTGGCTCTGTGATTGCACAGCAGATGGCTGGCAAACAGTATGAACAGCAAATGCAGAAGTACAACGCTGAACTCGAAGCCCTGAAGGGTAAAGATGAAGCAGCGTACCAACAGAAGATGACTGAGGTTCAAGCGTTTATTCAGAACGCAAAGAACATCAATCCTGAATACTTCGCACAGCAGTCTGCGAATCAGGCACGTATCACCGGCCAACGCAATCTGGCTGAAGCATGGCGTAGTCAGCCAATGGCTGGCCTCAAGGATGCGGGCTTTGCAACAGGTGAGAAGCGTCGTGCTGAGTTGGGTCTGTCACAGAATGTTGGCTCGGCTTATGACCGTGGCTTCCAGTTTGGTACACAGACTCGTAACCAACAGCTTCAGACTGGCCTGAACATGATGCCGAATGCGCCATCGCGTTATCTCTCTGGTATATCCAATGAGAACACGATGCTCAACAATATGAACGCAAACATCGGCAGTGCAGCAAAAGGTTACTCCGAGATGATGAGTCCGTTCAGCTATGCGTTCCTGTCCGACACTGGATACGACCGTATGATGGGTAAACGTAGTTAATAGGAGTCCACTATGGCTCGTAATTTTGGCGACATCGGGGCGTTGTACCCGTCTGCGGCGCAAGGCTCGGTTGCTGGCATCCAGAATATGCAGAACATTCTGGGGGTCAATGACGCGCTCAACAAGCGATACGCTGACGCAGAGACGCTCCGTCAAATGCAGTTCGCTGCGCCCAACGCTCCAAGTGAACTCCAGCCGTTCACGTTGGCTGGCCTGACTGTGCCGGATAGCCAGATTAAGAATGGGTTCATTCCTGCAAAAGGCGAGATCGCACCGCGAGAAGTAATTCCTGAAGTTGCGGCTGCACCTGCTGCGGCTCCTGCTGCTGCGGCTCCTGCTCCCAAGTCTGTAGTGTTCAAGGATGCAACTCAGCAAGCTGGTGTCGTAACGAAACCCACTATCCCAACATACGATTCCGCAGCCAGTGGTCGCGCAGGATATGTACAGGCAGAAGGTGTCCCGCTTGTAGACCCTAACGCTGCTGGCTGGTCGAAAATGCAGCAAGAAGCGGGTGCGCGACAAGCTGTCATCCAGCAGCGCGAGAATATCGCGCTTGATCTTGCGCTCGGTCGTAGGAAGGATATTCCAGCGGGTAGTCCCCTTGGCAGTATCTACGGCTACTTTGCCGACGATAAGAAAACGGCTGAGTTGCGGGATAGGGCTTCTAAGGCCAGCGATTGGTATCGTAATGATGAGTCGCTGAAGTATTTCATGCAGAACCCTCAGGCGCTGGCGGCTGCAAAGAAAGACCCACTCGGCTTCTACGACGCATTCCAGAACGAGATTAAAATTCCTGCCGGTCTGAAGATGCCAGCAGGTAAGACTGGGCAACTGCCTGTTGATCCAACTGTGCTGTTCTCCGCTATGCAGTATGCAGAGAGCCGTGGTGACGCAGGTGCAGTAAGTCCGAAGGGTGCGACTGGCCTCATGCAAGTGATGCCATCCACGGCGCTGAAACCCGGTTACGGTATACCCAACATTTTTGATTTTGCCAAGTCACAAGGTATGACGGTCGAGATGCCGCGCAATGAGGCGAGCGCCGCAGTCCTCCTGAAGAACGCTGGTCTGAATCAGGCGTATGGTCAAGCAATTATGGGCGCTATGCTCAACCGCTATCAGGATACTGACCGCGCATTGGTTGCATACAACTGGGGGCCGGGTAACGCTGACAAGTGGATCGCCGCTGGCGCTGATCCAAAGAAACTACCGAAAGAAACACAAGGTTATTTGGCTACCATCCACCAGAAGATGGGTGATGGGCAACCCGCAGTAGCTGATGCCAGTGGTTTCACACGACTCGATCCTAATGATCCTCGTGCTGTTGCTTTGCGTAAAGCGCATGAGGAACGTCTGGGTACGGCGATTGATTCAGCCGCGCTGTATAGACAACCGGGACAGATAACACCTACAACCGGAGCATTTGCCGTTGCTGCACCCGCTGCTGACGCTGCTCATCCTGTTGTGGCTGCTGCTGATACAACACGTAAAATGGTGCTTGGCCCTGACTTGTCGAAGAACCCGCCTAGTGTGGCGCAGTTCGACATGGATACCAAGAACCTCATCACTGAGCGTGACTTCATCACGACTCAGGCCAAGGCCATGGAAAACTCTGTCAAGCAAGGCTTGCAGAACGAACTCGCTCGTGTGCAGATAGATCATCAGAACGCATCGGCTGAGTACAACTTTGTGAAGTCTCAGTACGATGCAGCAATGCGTACGGGTAATCGCCCTCTGATGATGGAGTTGCAGCCAAAACTGAACAACGCTGCGGCTAAGATCAATACGCTTCAGGTGTCATACAACAACGCTGCAAAGTCTGCGCAAGACCAGATCACGCAGTTGAACCAGCAGTTGTATGGCGCAATGAAGAACAACGAGACTGCACTGTGGGCGGCGAATGCTCGTATGGCGTTCTCAGAACTAGAGAGCACAGGTGATCCCCGCCGTATGCAAGCAGTGTGGAGCGAGTTCTCCGGCGGTAACAAGATCGATATACAGCAACGTACCGATGGCAAATGGAATCTATCGATCAATGGCGTTAAAACTCCTACACCACTGGATACCAATGCGTTGGTAGGTAAGTTCCGTGGGACTGTGGAAGGGCCAATTCGTGCACTCCAAGAACAGACTGCCGCTGCGCGAGCCAGCTTCCTCTATGAGAAACTGACTGAGTCTGCGATCAAACAACAGGAGAAATTATCTGAACAACTTGGGGAAGCGCAGATCAAGATAATCGAGGGTAAACTTGCGTATAAGAAAGACCTAGACGGATTCCAAAAGCCTGTAGTTATGGAAAACGGCAAGGCGATTGTATTCCCCAAAGATGCGTCAACCGGGATGGCCTTCATAATTGATGTGAGTCCTGAATCCTTTGGCGAGGACGGAATCCTAAAGCCCTCCGTGATTCAGCCTGTGCGTCTAGGAGTACAAGCAGCGCCGCAAACAGCGAAGAAATAAGAGGGCAAGATGGCCAATCAAATGTTTACTGTACCATCTCCGTACGGTACTACTGTCCAACCGATACCAGAGGTTGCTGCCCCGACAGCAGCGCAGATCAGCAACGCATTCGCTGGCCTTCAAGCACAGATACCAGAAAGTCCAGCACTTGTTCCTGCGGGGACAGTGGCGTACAGCCCATCGCGCAAGCAGTTCTTCGTCAATGGTCTAGTGTTTGGTGCTGATGATGAGACCAAAGCTGTCCAATCGCTGGACTACCTAAACACCAACAAGACCAGTCCGTTGCCTGATGGTGACTGGCAGACGTTAGATACCAACTCGTACCTGAATTTCGTCAACAAGATCACCGACCCAACCATGGGGCGATTGGCCAAACGAAACTTCGGTATCGGTGTTGATAACCTCCAGCTTTTGGGTGGTGCAGCCCTCCGCTTCGCTGGTGCGGAGGATATGGGTAAGGCCATCATGGATCAGCAGAAGGTTGATCTATCCAAGACGCTGCCCTACCAACGTGAGTTCACCGACATCGGCTCGGCTCCCAACCGTGGTGTCATCGATTGGTTCGTGGCCAACCTCGCACAACAAGGCCCCAATCTGCTTGAATCCGCAGCTACGGCTGCGGCTGGTTTCGTTGTGGGGTCTGCTACTGGCGGCGGGGTCAACCCATTCACAGGCACGGCTGCGGCGTTGGCTGGCCTTGTGGGTAAGGCTGAGGTCAAGCAAGCAATGCTGGCCGCAGCGCGGAAGTACGCTGCTGGCGAAGTCCTGAACCAAGTTGAAGCCCAAGCCCTGAAACAAGGCGCAGGTATCCTTGGTGCAACCCTGTTTAGTATTGGTCAGAACTACGCCACGGGCGTGGCCGACGTATACAACGAGCAACTTGATGCTGGTAGCACGAACCGTCTGGCTGCACTGGCCTCGGCTGCGCCATACGCTGCGCTTGAATCACTCCCAGAATTCGCGCTGGCCTCCCGATTGTTTGGTGGTACGGTTGCTCGCGCTGCCACCTCCAGCACTGGTCGCACTGGCCGTGATCTATTGAAGCGTCTGGGTACTGGCACTGCGGTTGGCGGTACGCTTGAAGGTCTGACTGAGGCTGGCCAAGAAGCCATCCTGATGGCCAACAACCCCAATGCTGACTTCACCTCGAAGGAAGGCATCAACCGCCTCATCAACTCGTTTGCGGCTGGCTTCGGCGTGGGTGGCCCGATTGGTGCGCTGACCAACCTGAAGGATGCCAAGACTCCTACCAACATCCTGAACAAGGACGCTCCTGCCGAGCAGCCAGCGTCTGCGCCAGTGCCTGAACCCGGCATGTTGTTCTCCAATGAGGAGATGGGGCCAGCGTTCAATCCATTGCAGAATCAAGGGCAAGATTTCCAGCAGCAACAGATCGCGCAACGTAACAACCTCTTGCAACAGCGCCAGCAGATCATGCTGGCTGGCCAACAGGCTGAGGCTGAACTCAACGCCATGGCCAATGGCAACGCTGCACTCGACCAGAATCGTATACCTGCACTCCAAGGTCAGATCAACAACGCTCGCGCCGCACTCCAACAAGTCGATCAGCAACTGGCTCAGTTCCAGAACCTGCCCGGCCAAGCCATGCCTGCGGCTCAGGCACAGCAAGGTCAGATGGCCTTGTTCCAACCCGCACCAAACATGGTGCAGCAGGCACAGCAGACGCAAGCCGTTGGACAGCAAGCACAGCAAATCGTGCAGCAGAACACCGTCCCGGCGCAGATGTCCCTGTTGGACTTCCTGAACCAGCAACAGAACCAGATTCCCGCACAACCTGCGGCACTGACCACGCTGGCGCAGCAGACCCAGAACATGAACCCTGCCGCTGGCACGGGTCTAAACGCATTGCAGCAGCAGATCGCACGGCAACGTGCATTCCAACTGGCCGAGCAGCAGCAAGCTGCGGAACGCGAACGCCAGATGAATCTGATGGAAGCGCAACGCCAGCAGCAAATCGCAGCGGCCAGCCAGCCACAACCCATTCCTACACCTATGCCCATGGTGCAGATGCAACCGCGCAGCCCACAGCAGATGTCGCTGTTCTCGCGTCGTGAAGCACCTGTGCCCTCCCGTGCGGAGGGTATGCGCCGTGGTGTAGGTACACAACTGCCAGTACCGACTGGCCCGGCTGTTACTCCACGTATCGATCTGCGCCGTGGTACGCAAGTCCCACTGATTACGCAGCAAGGTCAGCCATCCGTGGCTGCATTGAAGTCGGCTGGTACACGCCAAGCCGTTCCTGTACCAACTCTGGAAGCCGGTGCGAAGCAGAATCCTCCGACGGGGTATAAGGCTGCACCATTGAAAAAAGGAGCAGCAAATGCCACTGAAAAAGGGAAGCAGCAGCAAGGTAATCAGCAGCAACGTCAAGACGCTGGTGGACGATTACAAAAAGTCGGGGGCAATCGGAACGTCGCACCCCAAAAACAAGAAGGCAGCAATAAAGCAAGCGGTAGCGATAAGCTTAAACAAGGCGGGAAGAAGCAAGAAGTAAAGAAGGAAGAACCGCCGAAGCCACCTACCCCACCAAAGGGGGGTAAGCCGCTAAAAAAGTCAGCGCCAACTCAAACAAAAGCTGAGGGCAAAGCTGCGCCCAAAGCTGAAGCCCTGAAGAAGGGGCCGAGTGCGATGGCATCTATCGTCTCGCAGCTATCGCAACCTGCTGTGACTGAGGGTGTGACCAAAGAGACGAAGGTTCAAGCCGCATCGGAAGAAACCGAACAACTGAACCGCGCTATCCGCGAAGCCGTTGAGACGATCAACACCACGAAAGACCCCGCTTTGTATGAGGAAGCGGTGTATGACATCGTGGATACCATTGCGTATGAGACCCGCGAGCGTAGCCTTGCGCTCAAGATGTCCATGGATGCTGTGGAGTCTGGTGATATTCCCAAGAGTGACTTCCTTGCAGCCCTGCGCCAAGTGGCATTCGATAAAGCCAGCCCGATCCAGAAGGGATCGAAGCTGTATAAACTTCTGGAGCAGAACAAACTGCTGGAAGAAGATGCGATCAAGGCACTCATCGCCCAACCGAAAGGCAGCAAGACCACTGCGCCTGCGGTATCCAGCGCGAACATCACTGGCCAGCTTACTGCCGAGCAACGCATGGCCAACCTCATCGACAACCGCCACGGTATGCAGAACAAAGAGCAGCTTCGCAAGCAAGCCCTCATCCTGTATGCCGATGTGGACAACAACAACTTCGTGGTCGGTGAGCGTGGTGTCATCGCTGACTTCTTCGATGAGGATGGCGAACCGAAGATTGTCCAAGTGCCGGGCAAGAACCTTTTCGTCCTTTCAAATACTGCTGAACAGGAGATGACGAAAGAGGAATACCTCGCCAAACATAACGAAGCGCGTAAAGCCCTTCGTGAGATGGAGGCTGAAGAAACTCAAACCACACTGGACGATATTGCGTACGATCCGCTATTCGATAACAGTATTGGTGACCGTGGTGATCTGGAGTTCTATCGCGCAGACAATAAGCCTGTGCGTCCGATGAGCGTTGGCAATCTCAAGATGCTGGTTGTTCGTGCAGTCAGCAAGTACGCACGTAAACCAAACGTACATGTATTCCAGAATCTGGCTGACATGAAAGCTCGCTCACCGGAGTTGTTCCGGTCTGCGGCGCAAGCACGTAAGGAAGGTGACATCGAAGCAGTGAACGCTGCGGGTATGGCATGGGGTAATACTGTCGTTCTGTTTGCAGACAACATTGGGTCGGAGCAACATGCGAGATTTATTCTGGCGCACGAGACTCTTGGCCACGTTGGTTTCCGTGGTCTGTTTGGTGGCCGTGCTTTGGATGCTGTTCTCCAGCGCCTACTGGATACTGACGCAGCTTTCCGCAATGCTACTGAGGTGTACGCAAACGGCAAAGGCATCTCTCGATTGGAAGCCGCTGAAGAAGTTCTATCAGACCGTGCTGCTGCGCTTGATACAAATACCATTCTCCGGTTCTGGAACTGGGCGAAGAACCAACTGAATAAACTGGGCTTCACGTTCCGTGACGATGCTGCTCGCTACATCATCAGCCTATCGCGCCAGTACGTGCGTCAGGGTGTTGGCCGTAGTGAATTGAACATCTCCAAGATGCACGGCGAAATCAATCGTATGCTTGCACTGGAGAACTCGGACGCTGAAGTTCTTCGCTTCGCACAGTCTGCACCGCAAGGCGCAATGACCCAACAAATGGGTACGCTCAACCGCAACAATGCTGTAATGGGTGGACTGGAGCGTAGCTGGCGCGAGATCATGGAAGCAAACAGCCGCCTTGCTGCTGGTAAGGAACAGGCCAAAGGCTACATGCGAAACATGGGTAATGTGACCCAGACGGTACTCGACGCATTGCAGACGCAGGATAACGTCGCCCGTAAGACCCGTGGCGGGGCATTGATCTTCAAGCTGCTGCAACGCAAGAACGCTCGCCAAGCCGAGTACAAGACCCAGTACGCCAACGGCACAGCCACTGCACATGAGGCTAAGTTCTGGGGCTACGGCGAAGGCCCGAACTCTGAGGAACTCACCAAGTCTGGTGAACTGCTGGCGTACGCCACGCTGCTGCGTATGAACCAGTACAGCGATTCGCAACTCAACGCGATGGATGACATCGCCTACATCGATCCTGACCTTGGCTTCGGTATCAACGACGACGCAATTCAAACGCTGCTCAAAGCTGGTGAAGTTACACCTGAAGAATTCAAGAAGGGATTCAAAGTCCAGCAAGGTACTATCGAAGTGCCGATGACTGACGAGAAGCGTACCAGTCTAGGTGCTGAACGCGACAAGGACATCGCTGACCTTGAGCGATTCCGTGACCGTGACCTTGGCCGCATCGATCAGAAGATTGCTGATGCTGAGAAGTTGGGCGACGAAGATCGCAAGATGGAATTGACTGTCACACGCCGCCGCGCTGAGAAGTCCTACGCATCCAAGATCGCTGAGACCAAGGCGCTGTACGCCGAGCGTATTGCTTCCCCGACCTACGAAGCACCGAACATGGTCGATACTCCGGCATGGTTCAAAGACCTTGATGCCAATGGTATCGAGTTCAAGATGTTCAAGGAGTTCATTACCACGCTGGCACAGAGCCACGTAGATGTTCTTCGCAGTAAGTATGCTGGCGCAATAGCCGAGCAGAAACGTGCCATCTCATCTGGTATCGACAAGTCCTTCAAGACCGCATTGACTGAGCAGGAGCAAGCGTTCATCACGAGCATTGCTGACCAGTACGACGAGATGCGCCTGAAGGATGCCAAGATTGATGGCACTCGTATCACTCCGAACAAGCAGTCACTGGACGATGCCAACGAGTTCCTGAACTTCAAGTTTGGTCGTGCCTTTGGTAACGATCTGGCCTTGGGTGACCTGACTGGAATGGTCAAGGGATACTCAGCCGAGCAAGTAAAGGAGATCGTCACTGGCCTGCGAGCCAAGCTGCGCCGCAATACTACGGGTGCAAACATTAGCCAGAACTCCATCTGGGAACTCAAGCGCAACATCGAAGAACGCGCCATGTTTGCTTCCTCACTGCGCGACGATCAGCTTTACGCCAAGCGCAGCATTGCTGGTAGCTACGTCCCGTTGAAGCGTGATGGTGAGTGGCAGGTTCGTGTCCAAGCCTACGGTGCAAACGGTGAACCGATCAAGCTGCGTCAAGGCCAACAGGATTCGCTCGCCTTCTTCATGACTGGCACTGAGAAAGATGCTGTCGAACTCCAGAAGGAAATGAACGCTATCCTGCAAGGCGAGTACGACATGCGCGACGAGAGTGGAGCCTCAGTGGTTGTTAAACTCCGCGCCATCTCCTCAGTGGTACAGCAATCCTCCGCACTGGTCGATACGCTGCACTATGATGAAGTCATGTACTCACTCCAGAAACTCGGAATCAGACTTGATCCGGGCCAGCAGGAGGTACTGATTAAGAAACTTACATCCCAGAATAGTCGTGCACGGTCGAACATCCAACGTGCTGCCGTTCCGGGTTGGGATGCCAACGTCATCCGTAGCGCGTCTGCATTCCTTGAACAGCAAGCCTATACCGCTGCGAACAAGGAGTTCCGTCACCAGTTCGATGATGTGATGGAGAACCAGAAGAATTGGATGGGTGATCCTGAGCGTCTGAACGAACTCAAGACCAAGTGGGAAACTGCCACTGGCGATGCCAAGGATGTTGCAGCCAGCGATTACTTCCAAGAGAAGTTCTACTACGACAACGTGGTGGGTGAGACTGAAGCTGGTCGCCGTGAGACTGGTAACTACTACCGCGATCTGATGCAGTCGCATCTGGATTGGCTCAACGCATCGGGCGATCTGAACCAAGCCAACGATTGGACTGGTAAGGACTTCACGCTGGCAGCACGTACATGGACTGCGCTTGCTCAACTCGGTGGCTCGATTGCCACGGGTATTGCTCAGGTCATCTCGTTGCCCACCAACTCGTGGGCGTATCTGGCTGGCTTCAATCCCAAGACTGGATTCGGTGTGGGTCTGGGTGCAGGTAAGGCGGGTAAGCTGCTGACGCAGTTTGCCATGATGACCGCCAACCCGAAGTACGCTGACCTGAAGTACCTGCAAGCACAGCTTGACCAACTTCAGAAGTCGGGTGACATGTACACCCCTGATGGTCTGACGGGTGCAGAGGTGCGCTTCCTGTTTGACTTGACCGAACAACAACGTCTGGATGCTGCACAGTTCAACGCACTGACTGGTACGGTTCGTGGCAAGAAGGGTCTGCTCGGCAACAACAACTTCCAGAAGTTCGTCAAAGTCTGGATGGCTCCGTTCAGCTACTCGGAACAGTTCAACCGTCGCGTCACACTCTTGGCTGCATACCGTGGAGAGTATGAACGCCGCATCGCTGCCGGTATCGCACCGGGTGAGGCTGACGTAGCCGCACGGCGTGTGGCTGAAGCTGCACTGGATGCGACTCAGGGTGACTACGCGATGTACAACCGCCCGGCATTCTTCCGTTCGGGTCTCATGTCTTTCGTGTACATGTACAAGCAATATCCGGTCATGATGATCCAGTTGCTTAAGAACATGAACTACGAAGGTCGCATCATCATGCTCGGCTCCTTGATCGCACTGGCTGGTCTGCGCGGTCTGCCGGGTGCTGACGATGTGCTGGACATCATTGATGGTCTCTGCCAACGCTTGGGTCTAAAGATTGGCTCCGTTGAGAAGGAGTTCATGCGCCTGAATAAATCCTTACTGGGCGACCAGATGGGTGCAGAGGTGACACAGTTGATGTCCCGTGGTGTGCTGGACTACATGACTGGCTGGTCGTTCTCAAACCGTGCTGGTCTGGGCGACATCATTCCGGGCACATCACTGCTGAAGCCATCGGTCGGCAAGGCTGAGATCATTCGTGAAATCGAGAACCTTGCTGGTGCACCAACGTCGTTCCTTGTGGGCACGATGAATCTTGTCGGTACAACTATTCCAGCGGTTGTCACTGGTCGCCAATCCCCGATGGAGTTGCTGCGTGACAGTCCAATACGTGCTGTCAAGAATCTGGGTGACGCATGGCGTTACGCTTCCACTGGCGCACTGCTAGATTCCAAAGGCTACGTGGTGGCCAAGGACGCAACGACATGGGAGATTCTGGGTAAGGCCATTGGCTTCTATCCTGCCCGTGCTCAGGCCAAGAATGACTGGCTGGCTGCTGACTCCGCTGAACAAGAGTACGCATCCATGATCCGTACTGAGGCTGTCCGTGAGATAGTGGCTGCGCGATTGGAAGGCGACAAAGCACGAGAGCGCAACGTCAAGGAGTACATCAAGGAGTGGAACGCTGCGACCAAGGGCACTCGTCTGGAGATGGCGAACTTCGACAAAGCGGTTGAACGCGCTGCCAAAGAAGCCAAGATGCCGTTACAAGAACGTGCCCTCAAGTCCTCCTCCAAGATGGGCAGGGAGGAGGCGAGAAGTCTGTTGCGTATGTACGGCGCTGACGAAGATGCTTTGGAGAAGGCGGCAGATTAAACCGCCTGTAGTTGCCCCAACGTCTGGTTCTCAATCGGCTGGTGGGCATCATCCAAGATTCCGCGAAGTTGTGGGACACCAAGGTTGATGCCTATCACGTAGCACTGCGGTATCTTCAATCCCACATCCTTGCCGAGGTACGACTTACCCGACTTGGGTGTGGCGATTGCTCCGGCTGCTGCCATCTCATCAGCAAACTTCGCAAAGTCATGACCCCTGCGGGACAACCACTTCCTGAACTTGGTTCGTTCGATCAGTGCAGTACCTGCCTCTGGTGCTGCTGCGAAATCTTTCCTGTACAAGTCGTAGCGAATTGAAACATCGTTGATGTATGGGCGGGTGTTGTCGCGCATCGGTTTCTGCCCATCGGTATGGGTAACTACCAACAGGGACGACAGGTTCTCGTTGACGTACTCACCAAGAATCTCGAACGCATTGGTCTTGTTGGCTGATGCTTCTGCCTTCATGACACCCACACGTTGCAGGACGTTGCGTGTTGCATCCTCGTAGTCATACATAATGAGGCCAAGTTCCTTGGCGATCTGGTTACCCAGATCAGACAGCACAATGCCAGCCTCCCAGTAGCGTTCGACACCAGTGAACTTCACGTTGTACCGTGTGTTGAACGTAGCCATGGCATGGTCGATCATGGCGCGTGTACCTTCTTCACCCAACGACATGATGTACTTCATGAACTCGATACCTGCCCAACCGTAGTTGGCATTCAGGAAGCGGTACATCTTGCGACCGACCTGACTGTCCTTGGAGAACAGTGGGTTCTGCACCATCTCGAATTCAATCAGTCGTGCCAACTGTGCGTCTGTCGCTGTGCCGTTTGCATACAGCATGGACTGGAGTGATGTGTTGGTAGACAGCGTGGTCGTAGTCTGCCATTCCTTGGTGGCACGTTCTTCCGAGTTGCGGCTCAGTCGTGCCTTGTCCCTACCTTGCGATACCCAGTACAAAAACTCACCAGCATCTTCCTTATTCATGATCGTCACTTCGTCCACTGTCATCGGTAAGTTACCGTGCAGCGACAAGCGTGAGAACAAACTGTTCATGGTGAACTTACCACCGAAGTGCAGTTGATCTGGGTTACCCCATACCGACTGTTGGAGAATCTGTGCGATGGTCTTGCCGCTGCCGGACTCGCCGTGCATCGATACAGTCAGACCTTTCAGACCCGACAGCTTGAGCAGTGGAGTGGCAAAGCTGAGACCAAGGAGGAACTTGTGTACTGGTAGGTTTGCTTTCTCCAGTACTTGTGTGAATCGAACCCACTCGTCGAGTGAACCCTTGGAACTGTATAGGCTGTCACCTATCTTGTTGATGGCTGATGAAAGATTGATGGTCTCTTGTGAAATCGTACCGTCTGGTTGTCTACGCAGCATCGTGTTACCGATGACGAATTCGTTGTAGTTGTTCTTCCATCCCATCGATGAGTACAGATTGGTCAGCCCTCGCTTCTGCTTGAGTGCCTCCATATATGAACGTAGCATCATTTGGAACCCCGTGGTTTGCACCTTATTGAATAGAACTATGCCTTGGTCAGCGATGACATTGGCGAACTCATTGTTACCCTCAGTGAGATACGCTTGACGCAAGGACAGTTCTGTCCAACCTACGTGTGGCCGCTCCCACATGAATCGCACAACTTCATATCCAAGGTTCTCATCCTTACCGTAGCCGATTGGGTAGATGTCAAAGCGACAGATGTCAACGTCTGTCTCATCGATCACCATCTTGATACCGGCAGTCGTGCGCTTAAACGGTTTCGGAATCTCAATCTCCGCAGCCACTGGATCGATGTCAATAGCTTTGGATGTAACCTCCGCAAGCTGCGACCCAAGCCGCGCAGGACTGGCAATCTTCCCATTGAACTTACAGCCCTTGCATCCTTCAGGCCGCTCCTCTTTGAACTTTTCGCACAGTGCGGGGCCAGTGGTCTTTTGTCGCCACTGATCTAGTTTCTGTAGTGTCTTGGTCTGGTCGAAGCCGGGGTGACCCTTGCTCCAATCGATGGCAGTTTGCTCGGGGTTCTCACAAGCAGATGCCACACCAAGTACCATGTACCACATGGGTTCCGATACCTTGGCGGGGTTCTCCGCAGCCCATTTGATCTGGGCACACGACTCAATAATCTTGTCTGGCTTTGATGGCGCGTACTCATGCTTGATCGCCATAGCATCTAGGAGTTTGCTCCCAGAAGTTCGCGCAACGGGAGGCTCATATTGTGAGCCTGATGTATGCGGTGAAAGCAGTTGCCATAGGTGGTCGTAGGTTACATCCGGCGCATCGCGCAGCAGCTTTGCAACCTTGCCTCCCCATGGGTTGGTGCACTCGGTTGGGCGCAAGATACGTGCGCTGTCCCCAGTGACCTTGATGTCCGATGTGAAATTAAATTTCACACATGCAGACTTGAGTGCCTGCGCCAAGGGGTTCCACTTCTCAGGTGTAACTGCCTCAGAAAGAATCCAATACACATGCAGTCCGTTGCCCGATGAGACGATCATCGGCATAGGCAGACCAGCATCCTTAATGAATTGACCCAATGCACGAGCACCTTCGATCTGGTTCGGATACGGTTTCGGTTCACCGTTCTTACCCATACCGCAGTCCACATCAAGTGCCACCACCTTGGTCAGGTGTACGTTTGCCTTGAGTCTACGCTTCTCCTTGTACGTAGAGATTGCGTAGTATGTGTTCTGTCCCTTTGCGTCAAGGGCTTTGACTACCTTTGCGAGTTTATCTACCGTGTCGAAGTAGCCGTGTTGGGGGACATCATTCCCCGGCTGGAATACAGCCACACAGTACAGCCCTTCATCTGGTAGAACCCGCTTCAAAAAATCCAGCGTGTTCATACAGTCCCCGTATTGTCGGGGGGCACGAAGCCCCCCACTTCTCAATTAAACCGCTTCAGTATCTCGTCGAGAGTCGCCTTCCTCTGGCTTGGCTCCATGGCAATTACCTCAGGGGTAGGCCACTTGTCCTCAACCATCACCGCAAGTAGCCGCTTCAGTGTAGCTTTGACTAACTCGTGATTTGATTTTCGCACAGGTTTGCCCTTGACCCAACCGTAATATGTCATGCGGGAGATGCCGAGGATGGAAGCCATGTCACTGGTGGTCAGCAACATGTGCTTCCGCAACGCTTCGACTTTACTGAAGTCGAGTGGCGTTGGATTAGGCGTCATCTGCGTTCACCTCACCGATCAGATTGGCGATCTCATCAGCCAGTGCGTCAGCCGAAGTTGCTTGTACTGCAACAGGAGCAGCCGCTGGAGCAGCCGCAGGTTTTGCTGCCGCTTTGGGTGCACCGAAACCACGCTTGGGAGCGGCCTGAGATTCTGCTACGGGGGCAGGAGCAGGGGTAGGAGCCGCAGCAGGGGCGGGTTTCGGTGCAACTGGTGCTGGCGCAGCTTTCGGCAGGGCAGGTACTTCAGGTACGCCCGGACGCAGTTCGCCAGTGATCTCTTTCACAGCATCGGTATTGAACAGCTTGTCCACTTCTGCTTGGGTGGCCTCGTCCAGATAACCGCCGAAGCCGAACTTCAGTTTCGGGAACGATGCGTCAGTGTCGAATGATACACGGGTACGCACAATCTCTGCGGGGATACCACGCACCGACAACTCTTTGGTGTATGCACCGAAGCCAGTGATGGCAGCAGGAGTGACGGACAGCAGGTACACAGGGCCAGTCGGATCATCAGCAGACACCACGGCCAGACGCTTGGTATCCGAACAGGCTTTGATTTGCTTGCCTTGTGGAGTTACTTTGGAACCCCATGCGTTTTGTGGGCACGATGCACACAGATCGTTCTGTGGTTCAGTGGACGCAGTGTCGGGGCTGACACCATCCATCGACCAGCAGTCAGGGCTTGATGGTTCCGATTCAGGAGTCCACTGCTTGGCGTACCAAGTCTTGGACAGTCGTGGGTTTGCACCGACGACAACGACATCGAGTGAAGTGCTATCAAGCACGGTCTCTACACCACCTTCGACGATGCGGAAGCGGCTACCTTTGATAGAGATACGTGGGTATTCCGCACCAGCACCGATGCCACCAGCCATGGACTGGGACAAAGCAGATGGAACACCTACACGGTTAGCAAGGTGGGCGGGGACTTGGGTGTTGACGAGAGTGAGATTGCTCATTGATTTCTCCTAGTTGAGCGATTGGTTAATATGATTTTTTCGGTACGCTGTAACCACTAGCCGCACCGAGTTTTGACTGAAGTTGTTGTCCGACGTTTGTCTCCGGAAACAACTCACCTTGCACACCGAGTTTACGCTTCACACTACCAGCTATGATGTGTTCAGCGATCTCCGTATGATCTTTGCAGTACGTGAAGCCAGATGTCCTAGACCCCTCGTACGCTTCTGTTGCTGACATGGTTCGCACTACGAATCCATTCTCGATCTTGAATGCCACAACTGCGGGAGAGCAGTTACCAAACATGCGCTCCATATCAGTGGTACGCTGTATCTGTGCTGATTGCTCCACCTCATTAGCTTCACGCATCATGGAAAGCATCTTCTTTCCAAACCATCCTCTGATACTCATATCAATCCTCCGCTTTCTTAGTTGGTTTACGGACAGTAACTTCCAGCTTCGTGCCGTAGTTGATGCCCGGTGGTACTGCCTTGGTCTTATCGATATATCCACGCACTGCGATCTTGCTCACACGCTTCTCCAACATATCGAATGCTTCGTTCTCTTTGATGTAGTTAAGTACTGCATCCCAGTCAGCTACGTTTGCGTAGTCAGTCGTGGTCAGGAACGCAGTCCCGTGCTTACCTTTGAATGATGTAACGCCTTGCTCGTCAGCTTTCTGCTTCAGCCATGCCTCGATCTTTTCCATCTTGGCTTTGATTGCAGCTACCTGATCTTTCACTTCTGCTTCGATGGCTTCCTTCTGCCCACGTAGCTTCATGTAGCCAGCGATGACATCATCGATTGATGGCACGTTTAATCTTGCTCGTGCCTGTGCTGCGACTTCTTCTTCCATGCGATCACCTTGTAGTCTCTTGTTTAATTAAATCAAGAAGCAAGCCTTGCAGTTTCTGCTTATTCTTCAGACGTTCATACGCTTTGTGTTCAAGGTCTGTCGCCTCGATGTGGATGACGTTTGATACATGCTTCTTGCCGATGCGCTCAATGCGACCATTCGCCTGAACGTACTGTTCATTACTGGTATTCGGGCCGTACCAGATAATGGTGGACGCTGTTGTGAGTGTCAGTCCATGGGACATCGTAGCTGGATGGGCTATCAGAATCCGTGGGTCTTTGCTATGCTGGAAGTCATGGAATATCTGATCGCGTTTCGACTTCGATACTTCGCCATTGACTACACCAACTGTCCACAGTTTTGAAAGTTCACGCTCCAACATGTGTAACGTACCAGTGAGTGGTACGAATATGATGACCTTTGCACCAGCATCAGTGCCAGCTTCCTCAATGACCTCCTTTACTAAGTTAACTCGTGGCGCACAATCCAATTCAATATGCTGACCATCCTCCCCGTACACCACACCACACGCTATCTGTACGAGTTTCTGTATCTTCACTGCCTCATTAGCTGCCGTGATGCTTCCCTCCGCAGCTTCCGTAATGAAGTGCTTGAGCATCTGTTGATAGTGCTTCTTCTGTTCACCTGTCAGATCAACCTTCCTGTACTGGACGGTGGTATCGGGCAAGTCGAAGCACTCGTCACGGGTGTACCTGACAGACGGTTGCAGGATATGCTTCACAATGTCCACGGACTCGGGACGGGGTATGAACTTCCACTGCCCGATCTTCATCATCACCTGTTCACGGAACGAAGTGTAGGTCTTGGTGCAGTATGGGCTGTCGATCAGCTTGGCCAACGCCCACGCATCCGTAGGATCGTTCGGGGTAGGTGTACCAGTCATCAGCCACAGTCGTGTCGGGATGTTGCGATCCGTCCATTTGCGGAACTGCTTGAACCTCTGGGTCGATGGATTCCGTAGCACCGCCGCCTCATCCACGATCACCAGATCAAACATGCCATGGGTCTCGTCGGCAATGATCGGAAAGCCATCGTGGTTGATGACGTAGAAGTCAACGTCCTGAGCCAGCAGTTTCTTGCGCCGCTCGGCTGTACCGTGCAGCACGACGAAGGATCGATGGGTCAACCCTGTAAAGATTCCGTCACCCCACACACGTTCCAGTGTAGACAGTGGAGAAAGAATCAGTACCTTCTTGATAGCTCCGATCTTCATCAGGTAGTCAGCCGCCCACAGAGCCGACTGGGTTTTACCCGTGCCGATCTCGTTCAGAACGAGACAGCGATGATGTAAGGTTAGGAACGCAGCAGTCTGCTTCTGGTGGTCGTACGGTGTAAAGTGTCCCGGCCAGTTGTAGTAGTACAGGATGGGCGATGGTGCGTTGATCCCCAGATTCCTGAGTACACGTACCTCATCCAGTCGGTGGGGTGTGATGACCATGGGTATGCCGCGCACATCGAACGGCTTGGCCGTGGCGATGGACTCCAGCACCCTGTTCGGGTTGTTCAGCTTCAGCGCAAGCGCCTTGGCTTTCTCAACGACTAGCATCAGAACCCCCTTACTACATTCAAATATGCAGCCAGTGCCGCGATGTCATCCTCATTCCGAACGATGCGCCACGTACCACCTGCTTCCTTAATCTGCTCACCGCACCTGACCTGCAATGCAGTCGGCTTACCCTTTGCAGACTTTACTTCCACACCGATGAACCGCCCGTACCAGCAGATGATTACGTCTGGTATCCCAGATTTACCGTAGCCATTGTTGGCTGGAAAGAAGTACCACGCCTTCATTTCCTTGAGCATTTGCACCAGCTTCACCTTAACTTTACCTTCCGGCGTTGAAGTCATTATATCCCTCTTTACATCCGTGTCAAGTATTAAAGTAAAGCAAAATCACAATCGTGTCGAGCCGGACAATAACGGCACAGACCGCTTGGTTTTGCTGGCCACTTGTCGTACTCCACTGAGTCGTGGATACGCTGGATTCGCTTCATGATGTCAGCCCACAGTGCGTTGGCATCCATCCGGTTGTAAACTTCTGAGTCGATCTTCATGTCCTTGAGCCATACCAGACTGGTCTTTACCCGGACAATCTCAGGAAAATGTTTGAATACTTGCACAGCAAACATCTGCATCTGAAAGAAGTCAGGTTTACGCTTGCCTGTTTTCCAGTCCATGACCACGGCATCGTTGCCTTTGATTACAAGGATGTCCAGTTTACTGCGGAGCCATGCGTCCTTGTCCCACCATCCAGTCAGTGTCAAGTTCTCAGTGAGAACCATCTCTTTCTCGATGTGCAGTTCACCGCCCACCGCCAGCTTCTCAACCGACTTGCACAGCGTCTCGTAGTGTGAGACTTCCTGAGGCAGCGCAGCGTTTTCTTTCAGACGCATCTCTAGGAAAGAGTGAATCCGTTCGCCATGCTTGCTGGCCTCACCCCCTTCGTCGATGACATCCTTAACTATACGTTGGCGGTAGTACCGCAATGGGCAGTTCTCGTACAGTTTGATGGACGAGTATGAGTGGGCTAGGCGCATAGGTGTTCGCCCCAAGGGGTGTCCTTGGGGTCTCTCTTTGATTTGGAAAGTCCAGTGTACATCACTCGTACGACCGTCGCAAGATGTCGTACTTCAGCAGTTCCAACTGGGCGATGGTCTCAGGAACCGAGTCCAGTGGGGAGGAATACCGAACGTACTGCCCCCCTGATTTGACCAGCACAAGGATGGAATCAGCCCCGTCCTCGTTTACCTTTTGCATCGCCTCGTCCAGCACCAATCGAATATCTTCCGTCGTAGTTTGCATCTTGCATCTTCCTTATTTCTTGAGTTGGTATCCCAGTTTTCTCGTGGATGAACAGCACGAGATCAGCCTTCAAATACTTCTTGCCAGTACGCACCCGGCTGATTGTTGCGCCGGATGTGCCTAAGAACTTTGCCAAGTCTGCGTCTGTCCACAGCTTGAACCTCTGCTTTAAGTACACAAACAATGGCAGATCAATACCCTTAGTCGATAGTGGTTGCATCATGTGTCTCCGTAATTCTTGGCATGTCCCGACTCACACGCCACTGGTAAATCAATCGCCCAGATCGGTGGGGTGGACATGATCGTAGCCAGCTTCTGCTCGGCAGCAGCCACCTCTGCATCTGGTGCAACGATGATAAGTTCGTCGTGCACTTGGAATGCCACTGGATAGTGTCGGCCTATCTGTACCATCTGTTCAGAGATAACGATACGAGCCATCGCTTGGATAATGTTCTCCGTTACCTTGCCACCATAAATCTTTGTCCAGCTAACATCCTCTGTCGTGCCAGATAGCACACGATCCTTGATCGCCTTCCTGTATGTACGTGCATCAGAGATGTACTCGTAGTTGTTCTGCGATGCACGTAGTGCAGGGTAGTGGATATAGAAACCATTCGGCAGTCTGATACCGTTCTCGTCGTAGCACACGCCCTTGGCAATCTCACCAGCAGTGCGGTTCAAGATACCAGCTAGTGCACGATTGCACAGTGCCCACAGTGCAACGATCTTGAAGTTCTTCTGTCTGTACAGTGTGACGATACGCTGTGCTTCTTCCAGTGTGATCTTCACAGAGATACCGCCCTGACCTAACTCAAGTGTGCGTCTGAATTTCTCAGCCCCCATACCGTAGCCAAGTCCGAGAATACAAGTCTTGCCAACGAATCGTTCCACCTTGTCAGCCTTGGTGATCGTACGTCCATAGACTTCGGATGCGAACTCTGAGTACACATCCCTGCCCTGTGCGAACGCTTGCACTAGATCATCCTGCCCTGCTACCCACGCCACCATCCGTGCTTCGATCTGTGACGAGTCACATGCGATCAGCGAGTGTCCTTCTGGTGCTCGTAGTGCGCGTCTGATTGTGTTCTTCCCGCCTCGTGATGGCAGGTTCTGGAGATTAAGTTTGTCACCCCCCGAGAATCTTCCAGTGTGTGCACCGTAATAGTTGAGCATGATCGGGAGTCTCCCGCGCTCGGCCACGCCGATCAAGGATTCGGTGCGGGTCTCCTCTAGAGTGGACTTCACCCCGAGCCGAGCCGAGACTGCATTCTGAACTCGCGGATCAGGGTGCTCCAATAAATCAGTGAACGCCTTGTCAGTCTTGCTGAACGCGAACGCTTGCTTACCAGTCTTTGCACTTACCTTGGTAGGTGGGTCGATGCCAAGGTTCTCAAGGTACTTCGCAAAGATTTGGTTGCTCATCAGTGTCTTGGTCACAGACTCCTGCGAGATACCAGTCAGTCCCATCTTGTCGAGCAGCAGGACTTTCTCATCGCGCACATTTTTCAGGTGTTGCTGCAATAAATCTACGTCCAGTTCGATCTTCGGTTCCGTGTACATACGGATAGTCTGGTCGATGACTTGAATCTCCGACGGTGGGAATCCCTTGGCTAACTTCTTGAACAGTTGATACGTCAACTCCACATCGTTCTTGCAGTACTCACCGTACTGCTTGGCTTGCTCAGGTGTGAAGTCACCACGGCGTAATCCCTTCGCCCATAGCGTATCGTCACCCTTCACACCCAATCCATAGTAAGTAGCGAGTGCTTTGAGCGAACCCCCCACTGTCATCTGGTGGAACGGACGAGCCATCGATAGTGTGTCGAGCCACAGCTTAGGGTTGATACCGAAATGCCACGAGAGAATCGCACCATCGAACGCAGTGTTGTGGCAGAGGATTGCCTTATCTTTGTAAGACAAACTCTTGAGAAACTTACCGGGGTTGTCACCGGTGTAGTAGTCAGTCGGGTAGTTGTTCACCTTCACGCCCACGCCAATGATCTCAAAGCGAGAGTCACGGATATACGCCTCAGTGGTTTGCTTGGTTAGTGAGTACTCCGTACTGAAGTACGTCTCGAAGTCGATGGTTACGATGTCCATTACTTCTTCTCCTTAATTGGAATCATCTTCTTTGCTTTACGTTCGCGCTCTACAAGTTGTAGTGCACGTTCTATATCCTTCACCACCATCACATCAAGTTGTGCGTCATGCAGTTCCATCAGTGTGTTGATCGCATTCATCTCATCAGCACGGAGGATGAACCGATTGGTGTCAGCCCCCCGCCTTGATACGGCAAGCAATGCAGCCTGTCCTTTATCCAATACCTCACGGTATTCACGGCCAAAGCCCATGCGTAGCAGCGCATCAGTCATGTTGGTCGCGTTGATGATGACATCCATCTCTTTCTTGGTTGCTCTACCCTGTGTCAGTTCGGCCATGGCTGCATGGTTCTTGATGCGAAGATCAATCAGGAAGCTGTCGTGTGATGCAACTGGGGTAAGACTCTCCAATACATACGCCACTGGATTAACCAGCACTGCTCTTGGCCGGTACTTCTTTTTCTTTTTAGTCATCACGGGAACCCATGATGATGGCCACGGCGTAGCCAATGAACGCACCGACCAGTACAGCCACGCCGATACCCATCAGTGTGATGCCTACGCTCTGGAGGAATAAACTTGTCTGCCACATATCAACCTCCAAAGAATTTACCCATGAGTGCACGGAAGCGAATCAGGTTTGGGTGGAACTGACTGGCCTTGGATAGGATGGTGAGACGGTTAACCATACGGAAGGTATCGTCAGCAGGTATGCACTCCATATCCACTTCTACCTTGGGCACGAGTACGTAGTACGCCAGTGGTGTACCAGCAGGGATCAACTCATCGCTGTTCATGCAGTGCCACAGCAACTGCGGATTGATCTGCGCCACCCCGTACTTGCGGTCGTACAGCCCCGGCAGCAGAGTGAACCGCTTGTCATCAGCGTATGGGACTTGCATCTCCATCAACTGGTAGCCACTCGGTACGAGACATCTCCATGGTGTTTGCACCTTAATGATGTTACGCAGTGCGTTAGGGTAATCCCCAGTGAACTGAATCAACTGCTCGGTCGGATGCCACCCCATAGCTGCACCGGACTCAGGACTCAAAGCCATCTGATCCAGTGGTGATGACCATGTAAATGACTCACCGTCCCCGTTGGTAGTGACGCGCATATCTTGCCACGTACGCATCACAAAGCCTTGACGGTAGATGTTGTAAATGCCGGGGCATCGTGCCACATGTAGGTTGTGTTCAAGCAGGTAGTCAGGCAGCTTGCGATTGTGCACGTAGTCACGTATCGCATTCTCCATCCAGTGTGGTCGTGCTTCAGCAGCAGGTACGATGGGTGCAAGGTGAGCGATCTCCGGTATCAGAGATACGAACTCAAGTTTCGGAACTGTGTTGAACATGTAGCACCTCCATGTACTTGTCAAGATAGTGCTTGGCCTTCTCGATGTCTTGTTGTTTACCCTTGCGATTGGCACGAGCCAGATACTTGATCGCATTACCCTTTAAGAATCCACGGAACTCCTCTGGTGTCAGCCATGCAGCCATTGCATCCCATGGTTGGATACCTGCCTCCATGTAGTGGTCACCACCCACCTGTCTAGAACTCGCTGTGTCGCTCATGATGTAGCTTCCCTTCCTTGAATGTGTATAGGTCAATGCCAATCCCGCAGGACTGGCTGTACTTGTTGGCCACCTGCACCGCTTGATGGGCTGTGCCACCCATCGCAAGTACACCGTAGGCAAACTCTTTACCCGAACCGAACGCACACTTGTTGAACCCATGCTCGATGGGTGTACACGTTCGCTCGTATCGCCTCAGTCCGTTGATGTCCACGATGATGAAGTCACCCCATGTATCTGCATCCTTCTGTAGTTCAGGATACTCACCATCACGACCACCCTCAGTGAACCATCTACGCATACGCAGTACCGTATCCAGTCGGCCAGTACCAGCGATGACTGACTCACCTACGATCCACGACTTCTCCTGCTCCCACTTGGTGTAGCTGTCTGAACCAGCACGGTCTACTGCCAAGGTCGTACCATCCCACACGATCACTGTCATTGTTCTTCTCCGTTAAACACACCAAACTTCACACGCAAATCATGGCTGTATTGCTTCAGTATTTTTTCCATTGTGCAATGCACATCGTTTGGAGTGATCTCCAATCGCTTGAACATTGTGTGGTTACACGACTGGACAAAGCCCTTCATTAGCTGTGTTGTCGGTTTCCCTGTGGAAATGCAATCGTATAGCAAATCTTGCCACTGTGGAAGATGCCAAGCAGGTCGATGATAAATTTTTTGTTGTCTCTCCTCACGTACTTGTTTCACAATCTCATCAAGCAGTCCAAGCTTCTGCCATACACGTACAGAAATCTTGAACTGCTTGAGAGCACGTAACCATTGGAGTCTACGTACCTTGTTTATCATCACTTGGTCATCTTGTGGATAGCCATGGCCGCATTGAGCGCAGCAAGGTCTGCCTTGATTACTGGCTCCTCTTTCTTCTCCACTACCCTGACTTCCTTGTGCTTCTCCTTGACTGAATCACTCAGCAAATCCCACAGTGGTGGGAAGGCACGTAGCGCAGGGGCAAGGGTACTGTGTGCATCGAGTAACTCGGTGATGCCCTTGACGAATACATCACGCTGTCTCTCAATAGCCTGTAGGTTTTTAATCCGTGTGGCCATCTCATCCTTGAGTTGGTCGAAACGAGAGTCCGTCATGGTGAACGTCACACCATAGCCAGTCTGCATATCGCAGCCAGTTTGTTCAGGCGGTAGCACACCTGTCGGTATTGGCCGTTCGCTAGTGAGTTGCAATTCCTCCCGTATATCTATCCGACACGGTATACCGGCTGCGTCTACAGAAGCTACCACTGCACGTACAGAAAACGAAGTACCATGGCGTAGCCATGCTGGATCGACGTTGGCCAGCATGTCCTTGTAAGAACCAAACGCAAGGCTGTAGAACCTGTCGCCCCATGTTGGGTCTTTCTCTTTCGCTTTCTGTATTCTGTCGTTGTACATGTTACGTGCGCTGTTGATGATGTTGTTCTTGAGTTCTCCGCTGAAACGTACTGTAGCCATCACTGATCTCCTTTGTGTTTAACTGTGAATCCATCTGGGGTTTTGTGTACTTCTACACGTTGCTCGATTACGTCATGCAGTATTGATGCCATGAATTGACCGAACCTATCTGCCTTCTTCAGTTTGTCCTGCAAGTACACGATGTACCCGGCCATGCCGATGTATACAAGCAGAACTACTAACTCCACTCCACTTATCATTTCATTACTCCTATAACACGATGCTTCGCTGCCATTTGGAATAGCAGTGCGTCAAGGTCTTGTGATCGACTGATCTTTGCACCATGGTGTTTGTCAATCGTTGCCATGTAGTGCGTACCGTCATACTCCGGACTGCGGGAAACCTTCGCAAGATAGAAGGCTGTTTTCCTACAGTCCGGATCGCAGTACACCACCACTGACCACTCGTCTCCAATCAAACGCAGGATGTCCCTGCGCTTCATGTAGTAGCCAGCGGGTAGTGTTATCACATCATCACCACTTCACCGAACGGTGCTTCGTCAGTGCCGTTGGATACCCACAGTACCGGATGATCTGGCTCGTCACCGAAGTCATTGCAGTACAAGTCGGTGAGAAAGATCGATGCGACCGGGTTGATGTCATGGTCACGCAGATACTGGAAGCATGGGCTGAATGCAGTACCACCTCCACCATGTGGGGAGATAACTACCTCCTCGTTGGCAGTGAACTTATCGTAGTGGCATACCTCACTATCGAAGTACAGCACATGGATCACCGATGGGGTCAGGTTGTCCTTCACCCATTTGATTTCGGTAGCAAACTGGTTGAGTTCCTTCTGGCCAATCGAACCAGAGCAGTCGATGTGGAAGGCTACCTCACCCAGTCGTTCACCACTACGGCTCGGCATGTACAAACCCTGCGATGCGAACCGGCGATTAGGTCGTGCAAAGCTACGGGTATCTGCTTTGCAGCGAGTCAGGAACCTGCGAGTCACATCACACCAGTTCACCTTAGGGTTAAGTACCTCATCGACCAGTCGCTGTTGGTTGGCAGAGAGTTTGCCCATCATCTTCGCTGCCTGTGCAGCTTGGGCTACCTTCACCTTCCACTCAGCAGCTTGCTGTGCAGCTTCAGCCGGACTGTTGCCACCGTCCTCGATGTCCTCACCGATACCGTCATCGTAATCGTCATCGTCAGTCTCAGGCAGCAGGTTGTACACACCGTCAGTCGTACCTTGTGCTTGCTGTACAAGCTGCGGATTGTGTAGTCCACCGTGAATCATCTTGCCGATACCGTCATCGATCAGCAGCTTGTTGATGATGTAGTCACCTGCCTGATTCCATCGCTTCGGACTACGTTCACCTCGGCGGTAGTTGTGCTCAAGCATGGGGTGAAAGCACTCGTGTGCTACAAGGAACTTCACCTCCTCATCGGAGAGTCCTTCGACAAAGTGTGGGCTGTACTGCACACGCTTGCCATTGGTACGTGCAGTATTGATCTCGTCATTGAATTCCATCGGCATGTTGAGTGCAATGGTTCCAATGAACGGATGCTCAAGCACGAGTGATGTACGTGCTTTGATGAGTCGCTTGTTCAACGCAGTGAGTTCAGCATCAGTGAACTGCTTCTTCTCTTTTACTGGCATAACGCTAGTCATTGTGTACCTCCCATGAATACGGACATCTTGTCCATGATTGCCTTAGCTTCAGCAGCTTGGTCTCTACGCAGATCAGGATCGAGGCGCAGTGCAGCAGGTTGCTTCAGCAGCTTGGCCTCAACCTCACTACGCATAGCTTCAAGGTTGGGGTCATCGGTGAAGTTGAGACGGGTGAGCATGTCGCATTGCTCACGCAGATTCTCAACCAGTGAGTCGTGAAAGATTGCCTTCGGATCGGATAGCTTCTCGACCATCTTCTGCACACGGTCGAACAGTCGATGCCATACCTCACGCATGGCCTTGGTCTGGGCTTGCTCAACACGTTTGGATACTTCCTCCTGAATCCTTGACAGTTCATCGGATGCGATGGCCACACGGAAGTCAGTAGCAGGGACAGGGAAGATGGCCATGTCGATGTTGAACTTGTGTGCCAGTTCAGCAGCAGTCGGGTAGTCTGACTCGCTGTACAGTCCACCGAGACTATGTGCAGCCGCTTGCTTCAGGCTGTCGTAGTTGTTCAGGAAGTCACGTACCAGAGTATTCCAGTCATCACGTTCCTTACGGTACTCAGTCATGAAGTTCAGGTAGTTCGATGTCGGCAGCATGTGAGTGCCTTCGATACCCCATGGCAGTGTGTTCTCAAGGAACTTATTACGAATGAACGTGGTCTTTTTGTGGACACGATCAAGGTAATCGTTCATCGGTAGTAGTGCCTTGTTGTACCGGCCAGCAGTGTTGGCCGCATTGAATTGATGTGCCACCTCTTGGGTAGCTTTCTTGTCGTACTTACGTGCAGTCCACTGTGAGATGGACAGTTGCACCAGTAGTGCTCGGTCGTTCAGGTTCATGTGATCCTCCTTGGGGTTGATGGGTGTGGGTCAATCCCACACCCTTGATGGTTAAAACAATACGTCTTGATGTGCCAGTGCCCACTTGGTGAAGGCTTGGGTGTTGGCCAGATCGGGATGCTTACGACATGCGTAGCTGATAGTCAGCACACTGAAGTCACCCTGCATACGCTCGGCATACTGGCAAACACGCTCGAAGTTACCTTCGGTAGCACGTTCAGCAAGCGAACCAGACAAGGCATACAGAGTGGCCGGATCAGTGGGCACTTCCGCTGTCATCGGGTTGAGCAGGATGGCATCGGGGTTGGGAAGTTTACGGAAGATACGTAGGAATCCTACGAACTCAGCCGCTGCACCCTCACCCACTGCACCCTTGAAGCACTCGAACTCAGCTTCCGCTGGCACAGTACCACGCACATCGGACACACCCTCAACCCATGAACGGGGAGTCGGGTTGCTGTCACGCTGTGGGTCGTAGTCATGCAGCAGGTTGGGACGGAACCGCCAGAAGCTAACCACCTCAGGCTTGACACCGTTGTCAATCGCCCATGATGTGCTGTCATCAAGGTGGGTATCGAACTCCAGCACCGTCTCACGGTTACGCAGATGGCCAAGCACCTTGTTGGCTCCGGCTCGGTCGGACTGTCGGTTACCAGTGGACACTACCATCCATCCGTCAGGCATCTCGACACCGTGCAGCTTACGGGCTTGGCAGATGTTGGCCAGCACCTTTTGCAGGTCGTTGTCAGCTTGGTTGCGGTCATCGAACAGCAGGATGCCACTGTCCGGGGACTTGCCTTTGACCGGGAACCAGTCGGGCATCTTGTACTGCATGGTCTCACCGTCAATGGTGGGGATACCGAAGTCCTCGACCAGCATCGTAGGCATGTGCACCTCGATACACGGTACGCCAAGGGTCTCGGCTACCTCATGCACCATGGTAGTCTTGCCGCCGCCCGGTGCACCCTCGATGGATACGGTACGCTGGATGGGGAACAGGGATTGTAAGGTTTGTTTCAGCAGGGTGGCTCTCATTGTTGTACTCCTTTGTACAGTTTGTGGTCAATGCCGTAGGTGACGAAGTACTGATCCTTGTCAGGTGTCAGCCAGCTACGGTACTTACGTGCCGCATCCTTGCTGTCGAAGTACATCACTTGCTTGTCGGTGTTTTTCACCAGTTGTCCACGGCTATCACGCAGTGCAAACAGTCGCTTCATGTTATTGCTCCTTACTTGGTTGGGATTGAGATAAACACACAGTCGTTTTGATGACTTACACCCTGTGCATCGATGTAAGTCTCACCGCAGCCAGCCAGCCATTCGACCAGCAAAGCTGCCATGATTCCGGTAAACGCCAGCACTGCCAGTGCAGAGAGGATAGTGCCCAGTATCTTGGGCACAGAACGCCGTTGCTTTATGAACATACGGCCTCCTTGGGTTTGCCGCCATCAGGCCAGCCAGCCTTGACCAGATCAGTCACCAGATCGTTGATGGCTGGTACGTACTGTGGGGTTTTCTCCGCTTCGTTGGGTAGATACTTCTCAAACTCAGGCAGTGCAGCCTTTGCTTGCTTGACCGTATTGAACCCACGGATGACACCCCGCAGCTTGGTGTCCAGTTCCAGCCGTTGGGTATGCTGCAAGTCACTGGCCGTATCAATAGCCTTCAGGTTGGCCAGCACCTCCTCATCCTTGATGCGGTATGCCGTATTGCCACCATCGACATCGGGGACAAGCCAGAACTTGCCCACTCCCCATCGGTACTGATCCCCGTAGGTCACGTTGTCCGGTGTAAAGTAAACCCTAGTCTTAGGGTCTTTGTACAGTTTCAGTACTTCAGGTGGTGCGATGGCGAACAGGTGATCCTGAATCACCTTGTCACGTTTCTCCTTGTAGTTGATCTGTGGTGTGTCTTGCAGTACTGCCAAGACAAACGCTTGCCGGATTGAATCTGTCATTCTCATTTGATAAGCCCTCCTTTATTGTTGATTCCGATAAGATCATCGGGGTCGGTGATGAGCATGTAATTGCTCTTGTGCATCGGTGCTACGGTGCGCTTTACTGCCTTGGCTTGCTTCTCGCCACATGGCATACAGGTCGGACGGGGCATGTGCCGCCGACTAGGTTCAACCCTCACTGCATAGCAGTGGGTACAGATGGGTAGGTGGTAGTCCTCTGTAAGGTTATTCGTGTGAGTCATGAGAAAGCCCTCGCAAGTACTGGTTTATTAAACGATTGGCAGATGAGCCGCTTCTTGTAGCCATTGCCGATGTTGATGCAGCGGTAGTAGTGCACCGCTTGGTGGATGTTGCCGGTAAAGCGCCACCGTGTACGGTACGCTCCCCGGTTTTTGCCTACTTGCACCTCAAAGATTGACTCATCGGTGTAAGCAATCTTGTTGCCACCGAGTTCAACGGTGTGAATGGTTGTCATACCGCCTCCCCTAAGATGCGCTCCTTGGCAATGGCCGGATACCCTCCTTGTGCCAGTCGCTTCATCCAGTTCAGAGACAAGGGGACAGTAGAACGGTGTGGGTGACACTGGGTGTGGTGCTTGCTGGTAGTGACGCTGGTCTTTTCCTCATTCTCAAACCAGCAGCCCTCAGCGTAGATAAACATTGGCCAGTGGTCACCATAACTGTACACAACATACCAGTCTTGGTTGCCCGTCTCATCGTTGGATGAGTGATGCCACTGGGCATAGATGTTGGAGCCTTGGAATGCTTCGAGTTCTTTGACATGCTGCCGGGCATCACGGTTGGATATACGTTTAGCTGCCATGGTCATACTCCCATCGCAGTCAGTACACGGTCATTGATGTAGGCCAATGCACCGTTACGGGTTAGGAACTCCAAGGCATCCTCACCTTGAAACTTTACAACATACTTGCCGTTGAGTTTTTTGATTGTCCACTTCATAGTTAATCTCCATGGGGTAAAAGAAAAGGGAAAGGGGCAGAGGGTTACTCTGCCCATGTAAGGTTAGAACAGTTTGGTTTTGGTGGCTGTACCTTGCAGTGCTTCGGTGAGCAGTTCGAGACCTTCGAGGGTATCGCATTTGATGTACAGTGAGCCGCCACCTTGTGGTGGTGCTACTACCCTGAAGGTATTGTTCTTGACGTTAGACTTGACACCCTGTATCTCGAAGGACGAGAACGTACCATTCTCATTGACCTTATGTGCAGTCAGAGTGATGGTGAATTGAACAGGCTTGATGGACTTTTTCAATGTAGGCTGCATAGCTTACTCCTAAAGGTTGGTTAACATTACACTGTGTCGTCCCATTTCTGGGACACCTCCAGATTGGCACGGATCGGGGCGAATCGAAAACACAGGCTGGGCGCGGGTTTCCCGGTGAGTGGGCGCTCACTTGCTATGTCTTGTAATTTTACAAGAGCAGGGCTATAGGCTTACGATCTACACCGCGTGGTACAAGGTAACTTTACATCTGTCAAACACAAAAAATTAGATTGTAAAAAGTCCTTGAAAATCAATGGGTTACAGCGCAACAATCTAATAATCTAAATAATCTGTGATTTTTGGGGATACTATGCGGAGAAAAAGAAGGACATGTTGACGCCGAACTTTACATAACAGAATGGCTCTCAAAATGTCTGTGGTGTATGTGAAAAAAAGATAGATTATTTAGATTATTTAGATTAAGAGAGATAAATATAGCCGGAAAGCCGCATGGATACTGGGTTCTATGGTACTTTACACGATCTAACTGTACAATCTATGGCATAACTGTACAGATTGTTGTGAGATATGGCACTTGGCATGTAAGGTTATCGCATAATCGAATTGTGCCACGCCCAACCCCCCGGCGTATGGTTGTATTTAGATACACAGTAGAAAAAGACAGGCAATAAAAAACCCGGCTTTCGCCGGGCTGGTTCACTTCTGGTTGTACGCTATCTGCGCCAGCCTGAAGATCACTATGGAACTTGACACCAGACCGATCAGGTAGAGCCAGTTTCCCGCAGGGATCAGGGCTTCAAGGCTGATGGTCAGGATTGCTGCTGAGATGATTGCGATCAGAATGTTCATGGTAGTCTCCAAAGGGTAAAAAGAATCTCCGGCTGCTGTCACCAGCCGGAGGGGTTACTTAGAACAGCTTGACTTTCGCCGTGGCTGCTTTCGGTGCATCAGCGTCTGCGATCTTCAGTCCTTCCAGACTCGTCGCCTTGAGGTAGATTGCGCCGCCTGCCATGGGGGGAACCGAGGTGAGAAACTCGTTGCCCTTGATAGGTTGCTTGACTACCTTCGCCGTGATGCCGCTCAGGGTTCCGTTTTCGTTGATCCTCGTCGCAGTGACCTCGATGGTCAGGGTGACAGGGGCGATGGAACGCTTTTGCGTTGGAGTGCGATCACTCATGGTTTTCTCCTAGAGATGTTAAAGAGCGCGGGATGCAGGATTGCTTCCCGCTCCGTGTCGTTGCATCGTTTTGTGCATCGACAATTTCAGATTACCTGATCCAAGAAAAAGCGCAAACACAAGCAAACACGGGGCATTCGCGGCGTATCATTTTGACAAGTGTAGGGGGGTCGGGGCTGCTTGCCGGTGTGTCGGGAGGGGGGTACATGGACTCGGCTGCGCACACCCTGCCCCTGTGTAGTAAACCCCTTAAACCAAGACCCAAAAAAGGCAAGTGTAAAGTTAGCTACCCCGCTTGACAGCCCCGTAGCTTTACCCTACATTCACCCCATGTTCCCCGCCGCCCACATACGAACTCCTTGGACTGACCGACTCGCGTTGGACGTAGCCCTGCTGCTCGAAGGTAGCGGCGCGACAATGCAAGAAGTCCTCGACGCGCATCAGATCGATGCCAATGATCTCCTCACTTTCAAGCAAGACCCCCTGTTCCTTCGCAAGGTGGACGCACTTCGCATCGAGGTACGGGAAAAAGGTCTGACCTTCAAGGTCAAAGCCAAGGCCATGGCCGAGGAAATGCTCGAAACTTCATGGGGTCTGGTGCACGATCCGGCCACTTCCCCCGCAGTCAAAGCTGATCTCATCAAGTCCATGGTCAAGTGGGCAGGATATGAACCCAAAAATGACGTAGCAACTGAGGTGGGCGGGGGTGTTCGCATCACCATTAACCTCGGTGGCCAGCAACATGAAGCCAAAGTGATCGAATCAGACGCGACTGAGGTGCACAGTGAGCCTTCCGGCCAGCTTATTGGAGCGGTTTGACACCTCGTTTGAGGGGTTTTCTGCCGTAAAATTGTCGAATTCGGTCGAAGCCGCCCTTTTGGAGGGGGTTCTTGCCGCCCACTGCGCGTCATATCGCACAAAAATCGTGAAAACTAAGCGACATGGTGTACAGTACGTCCTCATGTTACTCTCAACATGAGGTGATTTATGCTAGACCCGGTGACGATTGGGCTGGCGTACCAAGGAATCAAGCTCGCGGTGACCCATGCCGACGATGCGGTCAAGACAGTGAAGAAAATGGTCGCTGTCGGGCACGAGATTCACGAGTGTTACGACCAGTTACGCACTTTCTTTGTCGCACAAGGCAAAGTCACGCTGCAAGAAGCCAAGATTGCGAAGGCAAAGAAGGAAACGCCTGAACTTTTCGAGGAAGTAGACCCCACAACTCAAGCATTTGACATCGTCATTGCGAAACGCAAGCTGGCGCAGCAAGAATACGAGTTGCAGGAGATGATGATCTGGTCTGGCAACGGTGATTTGTACCGTGAGATGTGTGAAGTACGCGCACAGATCATCAACGACAAGAAAGAAGCCGAACTTGCGGTCAAGCGCAAGGCCGAGAAGGAAGCGGCAGCGCGAAAGCGGCGCATCGACAATGCCTTGGACATGGCCAACCAGATTTTCATCTCAGCCATCCTCGTTGCCATCGTCACAGTCGCGTTGTACTATGCGATTGACTTTACGGTACATTACCACGACGAACCAGTGAAGGTAAGGGGGACAAAATGAAAGCAGGACTCTACGCAAACATCAATGCCAAACGCAAACGTATCGCTGAGGGATCAGGCGAGAAGATGCGTAAGCCCGGACAGAAGGGCGCACCTACCAAATCCGACTTTGTTGAATCCGCTAAGACTGCGAAGAAGGGGAAAAAATGACGATCAAGCGAGGTAAGGAAGAATTCGCCGGGTACAACAAGCCCAAGCGCACACCGGATCACCCGACGAAATCCCATGTGGTGCTGGCCAAAACAGGTGAGCAGGTCAAGCTGATTCGCTTCGGACAGCAGGGTGTGCAGGGTAGCCCGGATGGGAGTAAGCGCAACGAGGCATTCAAGGCGCGTCATGCCAAGAATATCGCCAAGGGCAAGATGTCGGCGGCGTACTGGGCTGACAAGGTGAAGTGGTAAATGGCACTCGACATTAACTATACACCCCCACCCACGGGGGTAAAGTTTATGGAGTCGGACGCGAAGATGCGCGTACTGATGGGGCCGGTCGGCTCCGGCAAGTCCGTGACTTCCTCGTTTGAGATTGTGCGACGGGCTACGATGCAAGCCCCCAACGCCCAAGGTATCCGCAAGACCCGCGCTGCGATTGTCCGTGAAACTGCACGACAGTTGCAGGATACGACGATCAAGACCTTCCTCGATTGGTTCCCGCCCGGTGTGTGCGGGGACTACATGCGTACCACCAAGACTTACTTCTTCAAGGTTGGCGATGTCGAGTGCGAGATTATGTTCCGCGCACTGGACGATGCCGATGATGTGGCCAACCTGAACTCCCTCGAACTTACCTTCGCGTGGTTCAACGAGTGCCGTGACATTCACCCCGACATCGTTGACGCGATGTCCAAACGTATCGGGCGATTCCCTTCAGCCAAAGACGGTGGCCCGACATGGCACGGGATGTGGGGCGACACCAACCCCCCGACGATGGATACGTGGTGGTACTACCAGATGGAAGGACTCGATCCTAAAGATGGCGTATCTCCGAACGATAATGGGTGGGCGGTTTTTAAGCAGCCGTCTGGCCGAAGCCCCTACGCAGAGAACATCGAGAACCTACCCGACGGATACTACGACACCCAAGGTCGATCCGAGGAATACATCCGGGTTTACATCGATGGCGAGTATGGACTGTCCTCGGCTGGTATGCCGGTGTACAAGTACTTCAGGCCGGACTATCACATGGCTAAGACTCGACTTCGCCATATCGTCAATGGGGTTCGACCCATTATCATCGGGATGGACTTGGGGCTTACCCCCGCCGCTGTCATTGGACAGCAAGACCCCCGTGGCCGGGCGCTGATACTTGCCGAGGCTGTCAGCTTTGATATGGGCATCCAGCGTTTTGTACGTACAGTTTTGAAGCCGCTGCTTTACGAGAAGTTTCCCGGCTGTCCAGTTCTGATCGTGACCGACCCTGCCGGTATTCAACGGGCGCAGACCGATGAACGCTCGGCGGTGGACATCATCAAGGCCGAGAACTTGAAGGTCATCCCGGCCAAGACCAACAACATCTCAGCCCGGCTCAACTCGGTCGATGACTACCTGATGCGTCAGGTGGATGGCGACTCGGCGTTCCTCGTTGACCCCAGTTGCACCCAGTTGAAGGCGGCGATGATGGGCGGCTACCGATACAAACCCAAGGGTGATGGCGATATTGACAAGAATAAACACTCGCACGTTGCCGAAGCCCTACAATACCTGATGCTGCATATCGGGGCAGGCTCCGGCCAGATGGTGGCCAGCCGCCGCGATGTGAAGCCAGTTGCCGCTCTCGGATGGACTTGATAGAATCTCCCCCGCGATCCCATGGCTGTCTCCATGGTTCACCCCCCGTGAGTTCCCTTTCCTCCGGGGGGATTTTTTTTACCTGTCTTGCGTGTATACTATTTTTCAGGTATACACTACAATATGTGTGACTCTCTTTGAGGGCTACCCCATGAAAGCAAGCAAACCTTCGACGCAATACTCCACAAACCCCAAGATGGGTGCGCCTATTCCGTACGAGATGTGCAGAATGGAAGGCTACGCTGACGGTGGGCTTGTGCAGCCGGAGGTCTTGACGATTGAGGAAGAACGCAAGAAGCGCCGCAAAGACCAATACGAAGGCGATTCGGGTGATTCCACCGACGTAAAATTCGGAAAGATATTCTGACATGGCTGGACTATCCCTTCTTCGCGTTGTAAGCAATTCCGAACTCGACCGTCGGGAGAAGGAACTTGCTGACAAAGCCCTTGCCGAACGGCAGAACTCATCCCTCATGCTTGGGATTACAGCGTATCTCAAGGAATGTTGGGATGCCGCTGAGATAGCGAAGAAACCCATTGAAACAAAGATGCTTCAAGCCATGCGCCAGCGCAATGGCGAGTACGAAGCTGACAAACTCAAAGCCATCCGAAGTCAAGGTGGCTCTGAGGTCTACATGATGATTACCGAGGTGAAGTGCCGCGCTGGTGAAAGCTGGCTGCGTGACATCCTGTTGGATACAGGCACACCTCCATGGGACATCCAACCGACACCGCTGCCTGACTTGTCTCCAGTGCAAGCTGCTGAGATTCAGCGCATCTTCCAAGACTCCATCATGTCCATCCTGCAAACCGAGAACCGTGCCCCCGGCCCGGCTGAGGTTGCAGAGATCAAGGAGATGGTTGCACAGGATTACCGCTTCAAGATTCTGCAAGAAGCACAGAACCGTGCCGACAAGATGAAGATCAAGATCAGTGACCAGTTCGCCCAAGGCGGCTGGCCTGAGTCGTTCAATGACTTCATCACTGACCTCGTTACGTTCCCCGCAGCATTCATCAAAGGCCCCGTTGTTCGCCGCCAGCGCAAGCTAGGCTGGAAGCAAGTGGATGGCCGTACTGTGGCTGAACCGATTGAAGTACTCGCACCCGAGTACGAGCGCGTTGATCCGTTCCGTATCTACCCAGAGCCGGGCATCACCAATATCAACGATGGCTACCTGTTTGAACATCACCCTCTGACCCGCATGGCGCTTGCCGATCTGATCGGTGTGCCGGGCTATGACGATGATGCGATTCGCAAAGTCCTTGAGATTGGCAATGGCCAGTCTTGGGTGCGCGAAGATGTCGAACTCATGAAGGAGCAGGAGGAGCGCAAGTTTCACACGACGATGCGTCCGACTGAAATCTTCGATGCACTGGAATTCTGGGGCAAGGTCTCCGGGCGCATGTTGCGCGAGTGGGGCTTGACCGAAGAAGAAGTGCCTGATGAGGCGCAAGAGTACGATGCCAACGTCTGGGTCGTAGGTAACTTCATCATCAAGGCTGTCCTGAACTACGATCCCCTTGGAGAGAAACCCTATGCCAAGACTTCGTTCATTAAATGCCCCGGTGCTTTTTGGGGTAAGGGAATCCCAGAAATTATCGAAGATGTGCAGAACGTGTGTAACGCTGCTGCCCGAGCTTTGGTTAACAACATGGGCATTTCTTCTGGGCCACAAGTTGAAGTAAACCTTGAGCGCATCCCTGCGAACGAGGACATCACACAGATTCACCCATGGAAGATTTGGCAGGTGATGAACGATCCGACTGGATCGACTGCGCCTGCTGTGCGCTTTACTCAACCTGATGACAACGCCAACACCTTGGTCGCTGTCTACGAGAAATTCAGCCGCCTTGCCGATGACCATTCCGGCATTCCGGCGTATCTCTATGGTGACTTGAACGTGCAGGGTGCTGGACGCACATCGTCTGGCCTGTCGATGCTGATGGGTTCCGCAGGCAAGGGTATCCGTCAGGTCGTGATGCACATCGATGCTGATGTGTTGAAGCCGATTGTGCATCGCCAGTACATCTACAACATGCGCTACATCGACGATGAGTCGATCAAGGGCGATGTGGATATTCAGGCTCGTGGCGCAGTGAACCTCGCCAACAAAGAGCAGATGAATGTTCGCCGCCTTGAGTTCCTGAACGCAACAGCGAACCAGATCGACATGGAGATCATCGGTAAGCAAGGCCGCACCGCGATCATCCGTGAAGTGGCCAAGGGACTCCAGATGCCAATCGATGACATCGTTCCGTCCGGCGAGAAGCTGGCGTTCCGCGACAGAGTTCAGACCCGCATGGCCATTGAAAGTGGTCAGATGGGTCAACAGCAAGGCACTCCTACCCAACCCGATGGTTCGCCCAAGGGTGGTATGGAAGGCAACACAGTATCCAATCGCGCAGCGGGAGGCGGTCAATGATCCGTCCTGATCCCAAAGTCGTTCGAGCACTTGCGGTCACAGCACGGCAGTACCCCGAGGTACTGGAGTGGCTGAGAGACTGGCGCTCGCACGAGTTGGAATCACTCCCACTGGCGAAAGATAATCTGACAGTAATGCAGGGGCGCTGTCAGGTTTTGGGCGAGTTGTACAAACTCGTCAAGGAAGCCCCCGAACTTTCGGCAAAGCCTACCGGCTCGCCATCCCCCAACAACAACGCATACCGATAGGAGCGTACCATGGCATTACCAGAGCAAATTCGCAAGCAGACTGAGGCTGTACAGGAACTTTACAAGCAACTCAACGGGCCTACCGGTGAAGGGGAGGGCAATGCCCCGACCGATCCTACACCCCCCGCTGACCCGGCTCCAACGCCGGAACCTGCTGGTGATCCTGCACCGACCAACAGTGCTACGAATGATGCTGCGCCACAGTCGTCTAATGAGCCAAGCGGCGATGAAAACTCTGAGACATACGCTCAGAAATGGCGCACCTTGCAGGGCATGTATAACGCAGAAGTTCCGCGCTTACACGCAAACAACCGGGAACTCCAATCCCGCCTGTCCCAGATGGAGCAACTGATCTCGACGCTCTCCAGTACTCCTCCCACGCAAGCACCTGCCCAACAGCAGGTTCAGTCCCTCGTGTCTGAAAACGAACGTGCGGAGTATGGTGAGTCAATCGATGTCATGCGTAAGGTCTCCCGCGAAGAACTTACGCCGATGATCGGCAAGATCGCAGCGATTGAAAATGCGCTGAATCAGATCACGGCAAGTTTGAACGGCAACATTCTTCCGCAGGTTCAGCGCGTAGCGCAGGAGCAAGCGATGAGTGCTGAAGATCGTTTCTGGAACGGACTCAACACTACTGTCCCACAGTGGCAGAAGATCAACAACGATCCTGAGTTTCAGGGCTGGTTGTTGGAAGTTGACCCAATGACAGGTGTTTCGCGTCAGACCTACCTAGAGCAAGCCCAGAGCAGTCTGGATGTGGCTCGGGTTGCGGCCTTCTTCGATACATTCTCCAAGGCAACTGGTAAGTATCAAGCCAACGCTAATGCTCAACCTACTCGGTCTGCCTCGGCCAACGAACTTGAAAAGCAGGTGACCCCCGGTCGCTCCCGTAGCGCCGCTGCACCTGCTGGTCAAAATACCCGTAATTACACTCCTGATGACATCCGTCAGTTCTTCCAAGAAGTACGGGAGGGTAAATATAAGGGTCGTGAAGCCGAGCGTGACCGCATTGAACGCGACATCTTCGCTGCACAGCGAGATGGGCGCATCGTTGCTCATGCCTAATTAGGAGATTCAAATGTCTTTTCCTGTTGCTTCGCCCCGTACCGTTAACTACAGCGGTAACTTCATCCCTGAAATCTGGTCGGGTAAACTGATCGAGAATTTCTACGATGCCACCGTTTTGTCGGCTATCACCAATACCGACTACGAAGGTGAAATTCGTCAACATGGTGATACGGTCAACATCCGTACCACTCCTGAACTGACGATCCGTGACTACGAGAAGGGTATGACCCTGACCGTGGAAAATCCGGACAAAGCCAAAATCCAACTGCTGATCGACAAAGGCGAGTACTTCGCTGCTGTTGAAGATGATGTGGATCGTATCCAGTCCGACATCGTGCTGATGAACACTTGGTCGAAAGACGCATCTGAAAAGATGAAGATCAAGATTGACCAGCGCGTTCTGGCTGCTATGCCTGCTGGTGTTGCAACCGCCAACAAGGGCGCAACCGCTGGCCGCATCTCTGGCAACATCGACCTCGGCACGACCGGTACTCCTATCGCCATTACCAAGTCTAACGTCTTGGAGTACATGGTTGATCTGGGTACTGTTCTGGATGAGGCCAATGCACCTGAGTCTGATCGCTTCATCGTCATTCCTGCGAAGATGGCAGGTCTGATTAAGAAGTCTGATCTGAAAGATGCAGCATTGGCTGGTGACAGCGTTTCGTTGCTGCGTAACGGTCGCCTCGGTATGATCGACCGCTTCACCGTCTACATGAGCCACAACCTGCCTGTCACTTCTGGCAAGTTCAGCATCTTGGCTGGTCATAAAATGGGTACGACCTTCGCATCCCAGATGACCAACATGGAGACCATCCGTTCTGAGCACACCTTCGGTAACATCATCCGTGGCCTGCAAGTCTATGGCTACAAAGTGGTGAAGCCTGAGGCTTTGGCTCTCGGTATCGTCACTCTGGCGTAAATGACGGGGGGCTTCGGCCCCCCTTCTTCAGGGAGAAATCATGACTGGAGTTATCAAAGCGGTTCAGTTGACAGCCTCCGGCTTGGTCGTGGCGAAGCGCGTCATGTTCAAGCAGGTCTTGGTGTTCTCGTCTGTTACGCAGGATCATGTCATCGAGTTCTATGATCGAACATCTGCCCCGTCAAATGGTGACCCACACTACCACTTTGACACATACGGCAAAGGCGTGTTTAATGTACCGATGCCCGAACCCGGCGTTCTGTTCGATGATGGAATTTATGTTGTAGTGCCAGACTCTGGCGTTACAGTTACCGTGTTCTACGAAGAAGCCTAAGGAGAAAGTGATGCCTGAATTTAACTCTTTGCGCGACGTAGCTGCATCGAACATGCAGCGTGACGTTCGCCAGAACGCCCCGCAACAACAGCAGGGTATGTTCCAAACTCTCCAGCAGTTGCCGCAGAAAGTCATGCAGCC